CTGGCATTTGGACTATGGATCAACAAGCCTATTGGAAACAACAAGGTCTTTGGCCCATTCCAGGTAACATTAACCCAAGCGCATTTATTGAAAACTTGTTTAGCACTTATTTGTATACAGGTACGGGCGCAGCTCAAACAATTACCAACGGCATTCAATTAGGTGATGGTTATGTAAGCGGCGGCACTGGAGGTAGCGGTTTATTTAACGGTACTACGGGTTATTTATCTGTTCCAACGGGGTCGGCTTTAAACTTATCTGGTGATTTTACAGTTGAATGCTATGTGTACCAAACAAATAGCGTAGGCTATCAAGGAATATTTGGTAATGGAGAATACCCAAGCAGTGGACAAGTAGTTATTGGAATAGCAGATGGAAACCCAATATTTTATATGAGTGGCGGGAGTAGCTGGGCAACATTTATTACACCAACTACCATTATCCCAAATTATAGCTGGACCCATATGGCTGTTACTTGTTCTGGTTCAACATTTACTATGTGGATAAATGGAGTAAGTGTAGGAACATCTACCTATTCAGGAACAAGAGCTACCCCTAATTCTACAAGCGTAATTGGTCGTTTATATCCAGTTACTGGTGGTTTTTATATAAATGGGTATCTTTCTAATTTAAGAGTTGTTAAAGGCACGGCTCTATATACCAGCACATTTACACCATCATCTTCTGCCCTAACCGCAGTATCAGGAACACAATTACTTTGCTTGCAGGGTACAACACCGTTTGTAGACAATTCTACTAATGCTTTAACTATTACAGTTAATGGTGGTACTACTGCTAGTACATCTGGTCCTTTCCCTTATTCCTATACAGCGGGTAAAGGTGGTCTTACTTGGATAAAAAGTAGAAGTGGCGCAACAGGGCATCGTCTTACAGATACAGTAAGAGGCGCAACAAAATCACTTGCGTCAAATTCTACAGACGCAGAAGCAACTGAAAGTACAGGTTTGACTGCTTTTGGTTCTACAGGATTTACTATTGGTGCAGATACAGATTACAACACAAGCGCAGCAACATATTGCTCTTGGACATTTCGTGAACAACCTAAGTTCTTTGATGTAGTTACTTATACTGGTAATGGTAGCGGTAGTAATAGAACTATAAGTCATAGCCTTGGCTCTGCGCCAGGTATGATAATTTTAAAAGTTACAAACTTGGCTGGTGATGATTGGTATGTGTACCACAGAAGTATCCCAACTAGAGTATTAGCTTTAAATTCTACAAATATTACAGACCCATCACCAGCGCAATTTGTTTTTGGAAATGGAACAACTGTTGTTGCGCCTACAAGCACAAATTTTACTATTGGTAGCACAGTAAACCCCAACGGTTACACATTTGTAGCCTACCTATTCGCCCATGACGCTGGTGGTTTTGGTACAGCAGGAACAGATAATGTGATTACTTGTGGTAGTTTTACTACTGATGCAAATGGTAATGCAACAGTCAATCTTGGTTATGAACCACAGTATTTAATGTATAAATCTTCATCCGCTGTTGGAAGCTGGACTGTATTAGACACAATGCGTGGATTTTGTGCGACTAACCAATCATCAAATAGATTGGCAGTTCAGTCAACTAGTGCTGAAAGTGCAGGTCTTGGTGGCTCACCTTCTGCTACAGGATTTTATGGGGATGATGCAAACTATTTTGCAGCTTCTAATACAACCTACATCTACATGGCAATCCGTAGACCAATGGCAGTCCCAACTGTTGGTACAAGTGTGTTTATGCCTGTAGCTAGAACTGGAAACGGCTCAAGCAATACAACCGTTACAGCTGGTTTTCCTGTTGATATGATTTGGAACGGTATTCGCAATTTTGCTGGAGAATACCCAGCTTATTATGACCGTCTAAGAGGCAACAATAGAATTTTATACTCTAACGCTACAAATGCAGAATTTTCAACTGCATCTGTAGAAGTTGCGTTTAACCCTAGTAACGCTAACACAGGAATTACGCTTGGGATAAACAATAATCAAATTAATGGTAATGGCTACGGCTATGTAAATCATTTTTTCCGCAGAGCATCAGGATTCTTTGATGAGGTTTGTTATACAGGAACAGGAAGTTCAACTACACAAGCGCACAATCTTGGTGTAATTCCCCAAATGATAATTTATAAGCCAAGAACAACTGACTCAGCAACTGGGGGTCAATGGGCTGCTCTGACTAGTAATAATAGTGGGGTTTATTATTTCCAACTTCTTAACTCAACTCTTGGTAATATCGGCACAGACACAGCAGCTAATTATGGTTTGACTGCTTCAACATTTAATCCTAATATAGTAAACTGGAATACATCTGGGGTATCTTATGTATCCTACTTATTTGCTACTTGTCCTGGCGTATCTAAAGTTGGCTCTTACACAGGCACAGGCGCTACTCAAACTATTGACTGTGGATTCACTGGTGGCGCTAGATATGTATTAATTAAACGCACCGACTCTGCAGGCAATTGGTGGGTTTGGGATACAGCTCGTGGAATGATAAGCGGTACAGACCCTAAATTAGCATTGAACGATACAGCCGCAGAAACCAACGCAAACTGGGTATACACCGCAACTACAGGATTCCAAATCGTTACGACAGATGCTACCGTAAATGTCTCTGGTGGAAGTTACATCTTCTTGGCGATTGCATAAAGGACTAGTATGTTTGGAATAACCGCATTCGCCCAGTCGCCATTTGCCGCATTAGGTGGGGCTGTTTTTGGAGTAGACGTATCCGAGTCGTTTACTTCTACTGATGTGTTTGCGGGGTCTGCTGTGTTTTCTGGTGTTTATGCCGATTCTACTGGAATAACAGACGACGTTCCAAACCAATTTAACTTCTTCTTAAATATTACAGAAAGCTACTCAGCTGAAGAGGCGCTGGGCAATATCAGCGTTTACGACCTGGCCCTTGTTGATGCGTTTACGGCAACAGACTCGCTTTTGTTTGGGTTTGTATATCCATTAAGCCTAGCTGATTCTTTATCATTAACCGATGCACAAAATGTAACGTCGTTGTTTATTACAACCGTAGCGGAAACGATGACCGTAACAGAGGCTTTAACAGGCGGCTTCTTCTACGGCGTGACTAGAGCAGAAACTGCTACGTTTACAGATGCAACTACAGCGCAATACGCTTTTGGGCCAACTGTTGCAGAAGCAATAACTGCCATAGATACATTACCAGCAACCGCTATATACAGACCAACAGTCTCAGACACAATGACGTTAACAGACGCCCCAATTGGACGTGGTTGGTTTAAAATTGTGGATGACCAAACCCCTAACTGGGTTCAAATTAATAACGACCAGGCTTAAAGGACAACCATGCCAACAACGTACTCAAGCAACCTAAAAATTACCTTAATTGGCGATGGTGAACAAACCAACGTCTGGGGCGGCACAACAAACACAAACCTAGGCACTCTTTTAGAGCAAGCTATTACAGGGGTTAGTGGCGTAGGTGCGGGCAATACTGCTATTACTATGACGGGTTCGGCAGACTATGTGCTAACAAATAACGATGGTGCAGTAAACCAAGCACGTAATGCGGTGTTGGTAGTCAATGGCGCTAGTAGTGGAGGGTACGCTGTTGTTACTCCGGCTGGTCAGCAAAAAGTGTATATCGTTAATAACAAGCTAACAACCGGTGCGGTTATTGTTAAGCCAAGCGGTGGTACAGGTGTATCTGTCCCCAACGCCACAACAATGATTCTTTACACAGACGGCACAACTACACAGGCGGTTAACTACGCCCCCCCTGCCAGCACAGCAACAAACTTAGCAGGCGGAACAGCAAACGCTATTCCTTACCAATCAGGCCCCGACAGTACAACGTTTTTAAGTAGCGTTTCTGGCGATGCTGGTAAGGTATTAACAAGTAACGGAACGTCTGCCCCTTCTTGGACTACTGTTTCTGGTGGTGGCGGAACAGCGAACGCTATTGTTGGTGGTAGTGCTGGACAGGTTTTATACCAATCAGGTACAAGCGCAACAAACTTTACTTCAATTGGTTCTAGTGGGGCGCTTTTACAAGCCAACAGCACATCGCCACCAACTTGGACTACTAACCTTTCTTTAACTAGCGCCGCTTTTAGTGGTGCGGTAAGTGCTTCAACTTACTATGTTGGTAACGCAAGTAATTATATTAACCAAACCAGTAACGAAGTTTTTGTTATTGCAGGTGGTACAACAAGCGCTAAGTTTGCTACTAATGGAATAGGCACATCTAATATTGTTGCAACTGGCGGTATTGGTTGCGGTAATGCTTTTTATGGTAATTACAACCTAACAGTAAAAGGCCAACCGTTTCAATCTGCAGCATATGTAGAAAACGGTTCTGGTGGGCAAGGTATAGCTGTCCTTGCTTCTGGTAGCGGGACTATTAACGCAATGGCTTTTTACTACAACAACGTTGCAGTTGGTGTTGGAATTATTGCTGTAACTTCGGGTGGAACAAGCTATAACACATCATCAGATCGTAGACTTAAATCTAATATTGCTGACTTAAAAGATGTTGGGGCAACCATTGACGCGCTGCAACCAAGAACATATACATGGAATTCCACCAAAGAAAGCGCTAAAGGATTTATTGCTGATGAATTGCAAAAAGTAATTCCTAGCGCAGTTCACGGAAAACCAGGTGCAGTAGATAAAGACGGTAAACCAGAATACCAAATGCTTGACGCTTCTACTCCAGAGATGATAGCTTTGTTGGTTTGCGAATTACAGTCTTTACGTAAACGTGTTGCTGCGTTGGAAGCTAAATAATGTTTATATTTACTTGGTTGTTTGATAAGCTAGGTTACATGCCTAAAATTGATATGCAAATAGGTAAAGTCAATCTTAATGTAAAGCCTTGGCCTTTTCCAGAAGTAGAAATTAAATCTTTGGCGGAAGAACCAGTACCTATTAAAAAACCAGCGGCAAAGAAAACTACCCGCACAAAGAAGGTGAAATAAAAGTGTGCTATGTCCGACCCATTTGGTTTATCCGAAGGAGTAAAAACTCTTAGTGGAAGCCTAGATGCAAGTCGGGAGGCTAGTAAAGGGCTATCTAAAAGTATTGAAGATGTACAGCACGATGCAGTAGATGTAGCCCAAAAGCAAGCTAACGAACGTATTAGAGCAAGAAGAGAAGCAGAAGCAAGAAAAGAAATAGCGTTGATTAAAGCGCTTGAGTCCTGGAAGCATAAGAAACAGATCTCTGATGAAGAGGCAAAATTAAAAATTGATTTTGTTAGGAAGTATGGCGCTAAAGAATGGGAAGCGGTGCTTAAAATTAAACTAGATATTGAAAACATGCAAAGAAAAGACAACGAAGAGTATCAGCATGATTTAAAAGCTGTTAGGCGGGTACAGTTGTACTGTTTTGCACTTGCAGCATTAATTGCGTGGTATTTAACTTGGGGTTATAAAGGGTAAATAATATGGATTGGCTTAAACAAATTGCACCTACTATCGCTACTTGCTTGGGCGGCCCTCTTGCGGGTCTTGCTGTCACAGCAATTTCTAAAGTATTGGGAGTTGATGAAAATAAAGTCCAAGATGTTATTGACAGCGGTAAATTAAACGCTGACCAAATCGCTAGTTTGAAACAGGCAGAAATTGAATTAAAAGATCATGCACAACAACTAGGTTTAAATTTTGAACAGTTAGCCGTTCAAGATCGTGCGTCTGCCCGTGACTTACAAAAAGAAACTAAATCAATAGTTCCACCAGTGTTATCTATCTTGGTAACTGTTGGGTTCTTTAGCATTTTGATCGGGTTGATGTCTGGCAAGATTATGACTTCCGATGCCCTAATGTTAATGCTAGGCTCTTTAGGTACAGCATGGACAGGAATTATTGCTTTCTATTTTGGTAGCTCTGCAAGTAGTCAAGCCAAAGACCAAATGATTCATAACAGTACACCAATAAAATGACACAACTATCAGTACACTTTACCCTTGAAGAGCTAACTCACACGGACCACCGTGAGTTTGACAACACCCCAAATTCTGCAGAAACCGCTAACCTTATTCGTTTGGCTGGGCTTTTAGAAGACGTCAAGAGCGTTCTTGGCGGCAAACCAATCATGGTTAACAGCGCCTTTAGATCAAAACAAGTCAATGATGCTGTGGGTTCTAAAGACACTAGTCAGCACCGTATTGGTTGTGCGGCAGATATTCGTGTGCCCGGTATGACGCCAGATGAGGTAGTTAAAGCAGTGATTGCTTCTGGTCTTGGATACGATCAAATCATTCGTGAGTTTGACAGGTGGACGCATATCAGCGTACCTAACACAAAAGACATGACACCACGCCGCCAAGCGCTTATCATTGATAAATTAGGAACACGCGTCTACGCCTAGGGTTAACCCGTATGCCATTACAGAAACTACAATTTAAACCCGGAGTCAACAGAGAGTCTACAAACTACGCTAATGAAGGTGGTTACTACGACTGCGATAAAATTCGTTTCCGTTCTGGTCAGCCAGAAAAACTTGGGGGGTGGACTAGGTTTTCTTCCAATCAGTATTTGGGTATTTGCCGTTCATTGTGGAATTGGTCTACTTTAGGTGGCGCTAACTACTTGGGTTTAGGTACAAGCAAAAAATACTATATTGAATACGGCTCAACGTATTACGATGTTACACCTCATATTTACAGCGATAGCCCCGCATTAACTGGGCCGTTTTCAGCAAGCGTTGCTAACGGAGCTACCATAACTGTTACTGATGGTCAATACACGCCAAACGTAGGCGACTACATTAATATTACTGGGGCTGTTGGGCTGGGCGGAAACATTACAGCTGCTGTCTTAAATAAAGAATACGTAGTTACGCAAGTAGGTTCAGGTACTTATAAAGTTGTAGCTTATTCTTCTCAAGTTAGGGCTGGCTCATTTGTTATTGGTCAGAGCTACACAATTCAGTATTTTGGTACTACAGACTTTACTTTATATGGCGCTGCATCTAATACTTTAGGTTTAACTTTTACTGCTACTGGTGTAGGTGTTGGCTCTGGGATTGCTGGTGTTCCAGTATTGGCTAATGCAAGTGATACTGGTACTGGCGGTTCTGCGGTGGTTGTTAAATATCAATATCCTGTTGGTAACGACTTTTCTACAGTAGGTAATGGTTGGGGTACAGGCCCTTGGAGCCGTGGTGGTTGGGGTTCTGGGTATACGTCAGGTATTGTGCAACAGCTTCGCCTTTGGTCTAACGACAACTACGGGCAAGATTTAGTTATTGCCCCACGAGGTGGCGCTATCGCATACTGGTCAAGCGCCGGTACAGTAAATACTCGAGCTGTTCCACTAACTACGTTGGCTGGGGTTTACGCTCCGTTGGCAACAAATCAAGTTGTAGCTTCGGCTATTCAGCGCTTTGTTATTGCTATGGGGGCAAACCCCTATATACCGGGTACGCCAAACACAACGTTTGATCCGATGCTAGTTCGTTGGTCAGATCAAGAAGACCCGCTTGAGTGGGTTCCGGCAGCAGTAAACCAAGCAGGAGAGTTCCGTCTTAGTAATGGTTCTTTCATCATGCAGTCAATTGCTACCCGCCAAGAAATTTTAATTTGGACGGATTCTGCTTTATATTCAATGCAGTATTTAGGCGCTCCTTATGTGTGGGGCTTTAATATATTGGCAGACAACATTTCCAGCATGTCGCCTAAATCAGCTATTACAGTAAACAACGTAACGTACTGGATGGGTAAAGATAAGTTTTATGTGTATAGCGGGCGTGTTGAAACCTTGCCTTGCACACTGCGCCAGTACGTATTTAACGATATTAATCAAGACCAGGCGTTCCAAGTATTTGCAGGTAGCAACGAAGGATACAACGAAGTATGGTGGTTCTATTGTTCAGCAAATTCAAATGTTGTTGACAAATACGTTATCTACAACTACCTAGACAATGCGTGGTACTACGGCACTATGGGTAGAACAGCATGGTTAGATTCTGGTATTCAACCATATCCAATTGCCGCAAACTATGAAGATCGTCTTCTTAACCACGAGCAAGGTACAGACGACGTATCTGGTACACAACCACTTCCGATTGTTGCCTATGTGCAGTCTTCAGATTTTGATATTGGAGACGGCTATAACTTTGGATTTGTGTGGCGTATTCTGCCAGACGTTAACTTTAACGGTTCTACCGAAAACAACCCCTCTGTAACGATGACAATAAAACCTCGTCAAAACTCAGGCACTCCTTATGGAGCTGCCGATAACCCGCAAGTTATTAGTGATGATGAGTACAAAAATCAAAGAGCATACAACATCCAGCTATTTACTGGGCAGGTATATACCCGTATTAGAGGGCGACAAATGGCTTTTAGGATTGAATCAACTGGCATAGGGGTGGCTTGGCAGTTAGGCAGCCCACGTATTGATATTCGACCAGACGGACGTAGATAATGGCTGTTCAATTAAAAAACACACTGCTGCGTGGAACTAAAGCGCCTAACTTACCTACCTCGCCAACAGGGTACGACTCCCGGTTTCAAGAGCAATTTAGTAATGCCCTGCGCCTTTACTTTACGCAGATAGATAACTTTAGCCAAGCTATGGCTGTACCCCTTTCCGGGACAACCGCAGAAAGACCTGTTCAATCGGTACAAGTTCCCTTACAAATAGGGCAGTATTACTACGACACCACGCTAGACAGACCTATATTTTGGAACGGAACTGTGTGGAAAAAAGCTGACGGAACAACCGTTTAAATGATAAACTTGACACCAAATAACCCCAAGGTACGCTTATGAGCTTACACACCCTAGCTAAACACGTCCAACAAAAAGGACGTGGCAAAGACCAGATGCTTGTACATATGTCCCCTAGAGAGGTACAGGGGTTACAGGCGCTTGCTAAAGCCAGTGGCGGTAGCTTAACAATTAACCCAGAAACAGGGTTAGCAGAAGCAGGGTTTTTAGAACAGGTTCTTCCTATTGTGGCTATGGCTGCGGCAACTTATTTTACGGCTGGTGCTGCTGCCCCTGCTCTTAGCGCTGCTTTGGGTAGTACGATGGCTGGTGGTATTGCCGCGGGTACGCTAGCTGGTGCTGGTGTCGGTGCTATTGGCGCTGCTGCTCAAGACAAAGACGTTGGTCAAGGTGCCCTTTATGGTGGTCTTGGCGGCGCTATTTCAGGTGGTATGGGCGCTTATGGCGACGCCAATGTGTTTTCTGGTGCTGGCGCTACTCCTAGCCCTGATGTAGTTAACAAAGTCGCATTAGATGCTTCTGTTACAGGACAAATCCCCGGTCAAAGTGGAGCTGCATTAACTCCTGTTGAACAAGCGACTATGGATCCAAATGCGGGTTTAGCTGGTACAACACCTGGAATGCCTACTCCACCCCCTCCTCCTACACAAGCAGGGTTAGATGCTGCGGCACAAAGTGGACAAGCTAGAATTGATGCTCTTAATAAGTTAGATCCTTCAGCCAATGCGTTTGGTAGTACTCCTGGTCGTGGTGCTGAGCAGGCTTTGTATCAAGCTGAAAACTTAGCTAGACCAACGGAAGTAGGCAACATCTACCCAGACCTTAAAGCTCCACCAGGAGCAGAGCCAAGCTACTACAGCACAATGAGTACCCCCGGTAAACTATTAACTCAGACTTTGCCGGGCATGACTGCCGATATGGGCATGAACACACCCGAAGGACCTCCTGGACCTGAAGCCTATGTAAGTTCGGCTACGCTATCACCTAATTTTAAAGGCTATACCCCAGAGCCACCAGACCCACGATATAGAGCGCAGTACACACGTTACGCCGCTGATGGTGGTTTGATGGCTTTAGCAGGTGGTGGTATGCCAGAAGATATTAAAAAGAAAAAACAACGCGCTAGCTTAACTTCTGATAGAACTATGGCGGCTATGAATGCTGATCAAGCTGGGTTAGCAATGCTTAACAACGCCCGCTATGGCGCTAATATGACTGGCGCACCCCCAATGTCTTCTATGACTCTTGGTGATTTGCCTACTCCTGTTGGTGCGGCTGGTGGCGGTTTAGCTGATTTAGGCGGTTACTCAGATGGCGGTCGTTTATTGAAAGGTCCTGGCGATGGTATGTCGGATAATATCCCTGCTCAAATCGGTCGTAAGCAGCCAGCACGTTTGGCTGACGGCGAGTTTGTTGTACCTGCTGATGTTGTGTCTCATCTTGGTAATGGTTCCACTGATGCAGGCGCTAAACGTTTATACAGCATGATGGATAAAGTGCGTCAAGCACGTACAGGCAAAAAGAAACAAGCGCCTGCAGTTAACACAAATAGATACTTACCGGTATAGGAGAACAAAATGGCAGGTGGCGGCGGATTTAATAGTAGCGCAGTTCAACAAATTGGAGATCAGATAGGGCAACAGAATCAAGGTCAAGGGTTTCCAGTAAATCCGTACAACAGTGGCGGACCAAATTTTGGTGGCGGTTTTGGGTCAGGTTTTGAAAACTATAATGGTGGTAGCGGTGCTCCTGCTCCGGGTGGTCCTGCGCCTTATCCTGGTCCTGCGCCTTACCCTGGTTCTAGCCCTTATCAGCAAAATAATCCGTATCAGCAGCCGCAACAGCAACAGATGCAGCCTCAACAGTTCCAACAAATGTCTAACATAAATGACATGTACACAAACATTTTGGGGCGTCAGGCAGATCAAGGCGGTTTAAAGTATTGGCAAGACCAAGTAGGTAAAGGCATGTCTTTAGCTGATGTGCAAAAAAACATTTTAGGTTCAGATGAATTTAAAAATAAACCACAACAAATGTTACAACAGCAGCAACAAATGCCGCAGCAAATGTCACAGCAACCGCCTAGAGGTTATGGTATGGGTAGTGGGTTAATGGGTTTATTTGGTGGAAGACGTGATCAGTTTGAAAACAACCCTTTTGCAGGTGGTGGGTTAAGCGGTTTAAATCCTTATAGCGGGTCTAGCTATAGACCAGATATGTCAAACCAGTTATCCATGTTAAAAAATATAGCTCCTTTCTATACTCCTCCTGCACCAGAAGCACCGGCTGCACCAGACACTAATAGATTTAGTGGTCCTAGTGGCGATTAAGCATAATGAATTTAACTATTAAAGTCGTCTTTACTGCACAGTTTCATCAAGCATGGCCTGATGTAGAAGGTTTTTTAGCAGACGCTCTTAAATGGGGTGAAGACGACTACACTGCAGAACAGGCTAAGGTTTACCTATCTTCTGGGCAGTGGATGTTAGTAGTAGCAGTAGACGAAGAAAACAAAATTCATGGTGCAGCGGCAATTAATTTTATGAATATGCCTAATGATAGGGTTGCGTTTGTGGTGGCAATTGGTGGCAAATTAATTAGTAACCAAAACACTTATGCACAATTTACGGCTTTACTTAAGGCACATGGCGCCACTAAAATACAAGGTGCCGCAAGAGAATCTATTGCACGGTTGTGGACTAGATACGGGTTTAAAGAACGCTACAGAATTGTAGAGGCAAAAATATGAGATATACGTTAGATTCAATGCTGCCCGAACGGGCTTTTTCTCCACGCTTAGGTCGTGGTTTTGGCGCTGGTGGTATGACGCTTGAAGGTGGTTCAGGTGGTGGCGGTGGTCCAACTAACACTACTACGCAGACATCTAACATTCCAGAATACGCTCGTCCGTATGTGGAAAACATGCTTCAGTCTACACAGAAGCAGATCTACAATGATGACCAAACAGGCTTTCGCCCATATACCCCGTATAGTAAAAACCCTAATGACTACGTAGCGGGGTTCTCTCCACTACAACAGCAAGCGCAAGAAGCGACTGCTAGATTACAAACGCCCGGTCAATATGCGGCAGGTAGTCGTATGGCAAACATGTCTGGTATGGGCTCTTTAAATACGGCAGGGCAAGCTACAGGTGTAGCAAACCAAGCTATGGGTGCAGGAAGTCGTTACGCACAACAAGCCACAGACCCAGGTTCTGTACAAGCGTACATGTCTCCTTACATGCAAAACGTAGTTGACTATCAAAAAGGTCAGGCGCTACGTGATTACAATATTGGACAGCAAACTTTAAAAGGGCAAGCAGCTAGAGCCGGTGCTTTTGGTGGTAGCCGTCAAGCTATTCAAGAGTCAGAAGCCCAGCGTGCTTTAGGCAGTCAGCTACAAGGTATTGCCGCTACAGGTTCACAGAACGCATTCCAAAATGCTCAGCAAGCACAACAGTTTGGCGCTAACCTAGGTTTACAAGGTTACGGCACAGCACTACAAGGTTATGGCACAGCGTTGCAAGGTTATGGACAAGGCACACAAGCGGCTAACGCTTTAGGCCAGTTAGGTAGTCAGCAACTTGCTGCTAATAAAAGCATCATTGACCTTAAGTCTCAAGCAGGCGCACAACAACAAGCGCAAGAACAACAGAAAATTAATCAGTCTATTCAAGACTATGCTACAGCGCAGCAATATCCGTACATGCAGCTTGGTATTATGAACTCTATGATTAGGGGTTTACCACTACAGTCTTCAACAACTCAGATGTATCAGGCACAACCAAGCACTGGTCAGCAGTTAATGGGTTATGGTCTTGGCGCCTTAGGCGCTTACAAAGCATTTGGTTAAGGAATAAATATGACACCATCTATGGGTATGGCTGCTCCAAAAGGTACGACAGCTCCTCAAGCAGGACTCGCTGCTATTGCACAACCGGCTACTGGCGCTAAAGGTATGTCGTCTGGAAATATGGCGCAGGTTATGTCATTGGCTCGCAAGATGAGCGATGCCCAGTTAGCGGAAGTGCTTCAAGGTAAGAGTCTTGACGTTCCACAATACGTTGCTATGACTGAAGCTATGGGTCGTAAACAGTTACGCACTGCTATGCAAGGCCAACAAGCGCAACAACAAGCTCAACAACCTAATCTCAAAAACAAACTTCTTGGTGAATACCAACAAACGCAACAACCACAGATGCCTCCACAGGGTATGCCCCCACAACAGCCCGTAATGGCGGCTGAAGGCGGTTTGATGTATGCAGACGGCGGTTCTATTGATATGAACGAGTCAGCTAATGCTGGCGGTGGTCTTGCTGAATTGCCTGCTCCTAACATGATGCCTATGACTATGGCAGGTGGTGGTATTGTTGCGTTTGATGAAGGTGGTGAAGTACCTCGTTTTAATGAAGGCGGTAATTGGTTTACAGAGTTACGAGACAGTTTATATAGCCCTGAAGAAAGACGTCTTGAAGCAATGAAACGTGGTAGAGCTGCAGACGAACCAACAGATGCGCTTTCGCAAAACCAAATAAATTCAGTTCTTAGAGGTAAGACTCCCGGTCCTGCTGAAGCGCCAATGCCCCCTGCAAGCATGCAAAAAGAAATAGACGATTCTAAAATGCGTTTGTTTAAGCAAGAGATGGCGGATAAAGAAGCTGCAGCTAACGTTAAGCCTGTAAGTGTTGGGCCTACTCAAGCGCAAATAGATGCTTTAAATGCTAGACCTAGAGTTGGTGTCGGTGCGCCTAATGAAAAAGCTGGGCTTGGTGCTACTGACGAGTTTAAGTCGTACATGGACACGGTTAAAAAGAACAAAGAAGAGTTTTTAGGTAAGCTAGAAGGCATGGGCGCTAAACAGCGTGAGGGTCTTGCGGCTCTTAAAAACCAAGGTTTGGGCGATTTTTTAATGAACATATCTCAAGGTTTATTAAGTAAACGCGGATTGGCTGCTGGTACAGCCGCTGGTTTACCCGGAGCAACTGCCGCCGCTGCCGCATCTCGTAAAGAACAACGTGCTGTTGAACAAGGCGCTAATGAGATGGACTTTAATCTTGCTAAGGCTAGAGAAGCTGCTTCTAGGGGCGATATGGAATCTGCGCTTATGTTTAAAAAGATGGCAGACGAATCTAAATATAGAGCAGACGATCTTTCAATAAAGCGTGCAGCATTGGGTCAAGAACCAGACATGCTACGCACTTTAAAAGGTATTGCAGGTAATCCACAGCTTGAAGCGTTATATGGCAAAACAGGTAAAACAAACCAGATGTCGTTAACTGATGCGGCTAAGCAATGGAATGACATGCCAAAAGAGAATAGAAAGTATTACAAAGAGCTACAAAGCATGGGTATTAATAGCGAACAAGATTACTATAAGTTTGTAAATGGTCAGTTATTGTCTGCTACAATTCCCGGACAAGGCGCACAAACAAGACCATACTAGTTCCGCCAGCTAGTTAACTGAATAAAAAATATGCCATATTTGCGCTTACCTGATGGTTCCTACATGGACGTACCCGAAGGGGTATCACAGCGCGAAGCATTAGCGCACGCAAAAGAGAAGTACAAAGATTTATTTCAACCTGTTGAAAAACCCGACACTGGGCTAACTGGCGCAGCTAAAGCAAGCTATCAAACGCTTAAAGGTGACGTTGCCGCTTTAGCTGGGCGTGCTGGTTTGATGGACGTAGGTGAAGCTGAGAAATATCAGAAAGAGCGTCAAGCCGAAGCTCAAAGAGTATTTAAACCAACTGAAGAAGGATGGACAGAAGCTCCATTCTTAAAAGCCCGTGAGCTTATTGGTGGTTCTTTGCCTTATATGGCAGCTCCTATTGCTGTTGGTGGTGCGGCTGCTTTAGGTGGGGCTCCAGTTGCAGCTGGTGCTGGTTTGGCTGGTTTAGCGTCTGGTTTACAGTTTACTGGTTCGAACTTATCCCGTCAGATGAATACGGGCAAAGCCCTTAAAGATACCGACCTTATGGCTGCAGGCGCTGCGGCTATTCCACAGGCTGCGTTAGATGTAGTTGGCTTTAGATTCTTGCCCGGCGTACAAAAGATATTTAAATCTGCCGGTGTTGAGCTTTCAGAACAAGCGGCTAAAAAAGTTATTGAAGCTGGCACACTTAAGACTGCTGGGCAATACGTTGTAGGCGGTGCAAAAATTGGTGGTATTGAAGGCGCTACTGAAGCAGGTCAACAGTTCTTTGAGCGACTACAAGCTGGCTTAAACATTGGTGACGAGCAAGCCCGTAAAGAATACCTTGAAAGTTTTATTGGCGGCGCTGTTCTTGGCGGTATTGCTTCTCCGTTTGGTGTTGCCGGTAAACGTGGCGAAGCTAAAGATGTTATTGCTAAAGAGCAGGCAAAACGTGATTTAGAAGCGTCAAAACTAGCTGAAGAACAACAGCTTGCTGACATACAAGCTAAAAAAGATGCTGAACTTCAAGCCGTACAAGAGCGCAAAACTAAGATTGAGCAGATGGGTCTAGAGCTTTATCAAGCAAAGCCAGACCTTTTAAAGAAACTAGAAGAACTAAATACCCAAGCACAAAGAGTAACAGACTTAGACGAGCTAGCTACACTTAGTCAGCAAGCACAAGATGTGCAAGCACAACTTAACAATTTAGATCCAGAGTTAGTAGGCGCTAACCTCAAAAAGTTAAAGAAAGAAAACGACGCTTTAAAAGGGCAAATTAACAAAGCTGAAAAAGACGGCAACGAAGACTTACGTACTGAGCTTAGCACTAAGTACAACGAAAACGCTGCGGCTATTGAAGAAAAGGCTTTGCGTTTAGAAGCGTTGAAGTACAAGCCAATTGTCCCGCCCGATGTACAAAAAATTCAAGAAAAGTTAAATGCCGCACAAAAGCAATTACAGAAAGCCAAAGAGCAAGGCGACCTTGTGTCTGTTGGTAGGATTGTTGCCAAGATTAAAGAGTATCAATCTATTCCTGAGTATCAAGAGTATGCTGCGGAACAGAAGCGTATAGGAGAAGAAAGAAGCAAACGTGCTGCAACGTCAGCAGACATACTTGCCCAAGAAGAACAAGCCAACCAAGCTAATGAAGAAATTGAGGCCGGTAATGTAGTAACAATGCGCAAGCCGCCAAAGAAAAAGTATGTTGACTTACCTCGTTTACAACAATACTACAACAGCTCTGTTGAACAGTTAAACGCCAAGCTAGCTGAGTCTAGTAAAGCTCCAGCATTAGAAATTCCAGAAGGTCAGTCTGCGCAAGAAACAATTGCAATGGTGCAGCAGAAGTTTCCAGAGGCGTTTATGTCGCCCGAGCAAAGAAAAAATGCAAATATTAATTTGCCGCCTGCAGACCCAGAAGTTCAAAAACTAATTAAGAAAGTACAAGATGCTAAAGATATGTTGGAAGAACATCGTCCAGTTACGTACTCTAGAGAACAAGCAAAGCCTGATCTTGCACAACAACTTGTAGATAAATTTACAGCACCTGAGCAAAAGCTACCTACAGAACTTACGCCAGAACAAAAGAAAGCCGAGAGCGCACGACTAGCTAAGCTAGACGGACTCAAAAAAGATTACTACGATTCGTTTGATGCTTACAAAAAGATCATTGACGAAAGCGAAGCAGCTAGCCAAGGTACAGGAAAAGGTAAGCGCTTATACGGATATAACGGGCGCCCACTACAGGCTAGCGAAAAAGCTATTGAGGCGTTTAATAAATACGTTGAGGCTAAGAATGCCTACTTGCAAGTTATGAGCGAAGGTACACCAACGCCTGCCAATGCTATTAAGGGTTTAGAAGCTGCACAAGACGTTGCCTTGCTAGACCTTACCGACACCATTGACAGCATGCGTAAGGGCGAGTTTTTTGGTGGACCTAACCCAGCAGCAGCCAGCAGTTTCTTAGGTACTTTGGCACAGAAAGCCCGTACAGAATTAGAGAAATACAAAGAAGCAACGCTTAGTCAAATAGATTACGTGCGTCAAGGCAGGGGCATGGATGCCCTAACCGAAGATGCTAAGGCTGAAATTAATGGGCAACTTGAAAGTTTATTGGCTGGAAAAATTGAACGTGCTACAGGTAAACTAGCTCGTGTATTAAAAGCTGGAGAGAAAGCGGCTCCAGAAGATACTGCCATACGTGCCGCGTTTGAAAAGGCTGGCTTTAAATTTGAGCCTATTGCTACTGGCGAAAAAGAAATCCTTACTGGCTTTAGCCGTGAAGAACTTGCCGATGTTAAAGACGCCGTTAACAAAATCAAAGATAAAGCGTTACAAAAAGAACGTAAATTTGGTAAGTTAACTCGTGAATCTACAGGCGATTTGTTTACTGAAGGTCGCATTAAAAATACCAAAAAAGCACGTAAGACTGACGTTGAACTTGACGATGCTGAACAAGCTGTTCGTGGTGTAAATGCAATTCTTGATACAGCTCTTTCTTCTAAAGACCGCACAACATTTGAAGAAGCCAAACGTTTACTAGAAGAAGGCGTTAAAACTCGTGATACTACTGACTACTCAGCCAGCGGTGTTGCTAAAGTTATGCCGGGCTTGGTAGACGCTATTAATGAACAAGCATATAGGGCGTCTTTAGGTAGAGAAATAGAAGCTAAAGAAACTTCACAAGCTATTGCCCGTGTTAAAGATGCGTTTGCTTCTCCAGTACAAACTGGTCCTAAAGGTAAAACCACTACTCAGCTAGAGTTTTTCCCGGGCGAAACAGCTACTATCAGGGCAGATGAAAAGAATTTAAGCCGCCTTGGGCAGCTTCGTAACGCTCGTGGTGCCGATGCTATTTCGTCAGGGCGTAAGTATTTTGCTGAGAAAGCTACTGGTGCGTTTAGACCAGCGGCTATGCTTAAGTATTTTGAAAGCCCTGAATTAGCCCAACTGCTTGACACTGCACAAGAGCTGCAAGCTGAAGGTAAAAAATACGCAAGCAAAGCAAAAGTGCTTAAGCGGCAGTCTACTAAAGATAAATACCGTGCAATGGCAGATGAAGCCTTTGCTATGTACGACGAGACTATGGTAGAAGTTAACGAGTACGTTGACTTTATTGAAGATTACGCACGTAAAGCTATAGAAAAAGCAGACAAGCCAGCTGCTTTTATTGCTGCGTTTGAAACACAAAAACAAACGGTACAAAAAGAACTTAGCAACGCTAAAAAAGTAATAGCTGCGCAAGAAGCTAAAGAGGCTGCTGCCGTAGAAGAAAAACTTACTGTTGCAAGAGCCAAACTTAAAAAAGCTAAAACAAGCGAAGAGCGAAACTTTTTGCTCGATGAAATTTCTGCTTTAGAAAAAACTAAAAGACCTGACATAGTAGACGAATTAGCCGCAGCTGAAAGAAAAGTGCGGGGCGCTAAAACGCTTAAACAAAAAATTGAAGCCCGTGCTGAGGTGCTTAAAATTCAAAGTAACGCTTTAGATAACGTTATTAAAGACACCAAAGAGCGTATTGCTGAAGAACAAGCTAGCGCTGCACAACAAACTGGATTAGGCTTACCGGGTACTAGAACTCAATTTAAAACACTGCCTCGTATGGAGGCAGAACTACCAAACCGTTTTCCAACAATTCAATCTAAATTTGAATTTGCTCGTACGTACTACAAAGAAATGCTTGCTGCTCGCAGCATGACTATGAACACTAAGCAGCGCCAAGCGCTTGTTGAAAAACGTAAAAAGTATGAAGACGCTGTAGTTAGTTTAGATAAAGCGTTTAAGCAGAACAACGTAGACAGCCGGATTGCCACCGTGATGCGCAACATGGTTACGATGGAAGAAGGTACGCCTCAGTACAGAAAAGCTGAGAATTTAATACTAAGTATTGAAGAGCGTATTCAACAAGCTATTGCTGGTCTTAAACCTAAAACAGAAACTATTGCCATAAAAGGCGTAGAAACTAAAGAAGCTGTTGAAAACGAGGCTAAAGTAAAAGAAGTAATTGGAGAGTACTCATACGAAAGCGTTAAACCATCAGGTCCTGAACAAACCGCTGCTGAGAAAGCTGTTGGTCGCATATCTGAAACAGAACTGGCTAAGTTACGTAAAGTAAAACAAACCCGCTTTGACTTTGTTACCAAGCGTTTGGCAGATCAAAAAGCTCCAGTTGCAGATCGTGCTGCTCTTGTTGACGAATTACAGCGCAAAGAAAAAGGACCTAACGGACAAGAAATAACTGTTGGTCTTGAAGCTGAAATTAAAGCTATTGATGAAATTCTTAACGCACGCCGTATTGGTATGGTTGTCGGTCAAGCGCAAGAAGAAAAAGGCTCTAAGAAGTACAAGGCAACTGTTACTGAAAAAGAAATGGAGAAAGCCGGTAAGTTTGATAAAGCCGGTGTGCACCCAGAGTCTTATAGTCTTGTAGCTAAAGCATACAAAGACCGCACTGCTGACAAACAAAAACGAGAAGCAAATAAAACCCCAGCAGCTGTAACAAAACTGATTAAAGAAATTGCAGCGCTTCAAACTGAAATTCAATACGACAACTTACCTGCTCCTAAAATAGTTGAGAAGATGGCGTTAATTTCCGATAAAAGAGCTCAAGTTGAACGTGCTACTTTAGAGTTTACCGAAACGCTAGAAGCCAAAAAAATGGGTATCAGCGTTGAAGAGTACCGTCGTATCTTTAACTTTATGAACGCTGGTGAGTTTGTTTTTGACGCTGATGTCAGTCTTACTAAAGACCAAGTAGAAAAAGAAAACGCTAGAAGACGCAAAGAATCTGATGTTGATTTTCGTGTAGGTAGCGGTAAGTCTGTTGGTTTGCAAATGCTTAGAGCGGACGCTAAAGCTGTTGTTGACAAGATTAAGTTACCTAAAGGGCTTGACATTACTGTTATACAAGAGCTTTCTCCAATGGTTAAAGAGTACATCCGTACTCGAGGCGTTGACCCTGAGAGCGTTAAAGGCTTTGTAACTAACAACGGCTCTGTAGTTATTGTTGCAGGCAAGCACGAAAATGCCAAAGACGTTGAAGCTACTGTTGCCCACGAAGTTATTGGTCACTTGGGCGTTGAGCAAACGCTTGGTCAAGCCGGTATGGAAAAGCTGGTACAGCATATCACCGCACAAAAGGGCGGTGTAATGGGTCTTGCTTCTAAGCTAGGTGTTTGGAAAGAAGCCTATGGCGCATATGCTGCGGCTCTTAACTCAGGCAAAACCAAAGAAGAAGCCCAAGCCGATGCCGTGCATGAAATGATTGCGCACGTTGAAGAAAAACGTCCGGGCAGAAGTGGCTTTGAAGACTTTAAGGTTTTTGTTAAGGCGTTGGTTGGTGTATTGCGTGCGGCTTTGCGTAAGTTCAACATTAACCTTGACATTGATACAAACGACATCTACAAGATTTTGCGTGATGCTCGTAAGAATTTTGACGCTGTGTCTCCCGGTCTTTACAAAAAAGAGAACGGCGAAATGCAATTTAACAGCACGCCTGCTGTGTTTGGTCCGGGTGGAGAGGCTTTCCAGCGTGCGGCTGATGCGCTTATGATTAAACAAAGACCGCTTAAAGATCGTTTTTTTCCAACTAATATTGGCTTAACGATTGAGCAAAAGTTTATTAAAGCGTCTGCTGGTTTAATGCGTGTTTACGAGAACACGGGTCTTTCTAAGACTGCTGATGCACTACAAACTCAATACTACATACAAAACCATAACCAACGATTTGCTTGGACTTCACAAGCTACAGCTCGTGGCGTACCAATTCTACGCAAAGAAGAAGGCGGTAAGGGGTTTGTTCTTGAATCTAAAGAAGGCCCTAGCTTAAAGAAACTTGCTGAAATTTTAGGCAAAGCTAACTGGGGAAATGCAGAAGGCGTACGTAACGCATATAGCCTGTACAGAATAAGTAAGCGTGCTAAACGTGTTGGGCTATCTAAACTTGGCTTTAAGAAAGAAGAAGTCACAGAAAAGATGCTCAAGGATGTGGACGCAGCGGTATCTGCTAACAAACAACTAGCAGACATTTTTAAAGAAGCAGACGCTGTGTACGATCAGTACAACAAAAACTTAATGAACTTGTTGGTACAGACAGGGCGTATGTCTCAGAAAGTAGCTGACGACCTTACCAAACATAACGATTACATTCCGTTTTATAGGCAAGAAGCTAATGGCGATGTATACCTAGAAATTGGCGGTGCGCCTCGTATACAAGTTGGTAACTTAAAAGATCAGCCTTATTTAAATGAGTTGGTTGGTAGCGACGAACGTATCGTAGACATTTACCAAGGCGCTCTACAAAATACCAACATGGTTATGGATATGGCTTTGCGTAACCTAGCCACCCGTAATACCGCTTACTCTTTGGGCAAAATGGGTTTCCTTGAAAAAGGTAAGAACAAAGATGGTATTGGTATTCGCAAGGGTTTTGGAGAAACTAAAAATAATGTAATTCGTTTCTACGTACAGCCTGTTGACGAAAGCGATGATGGCAAACGTCATGTTATTTTGAAAGAAGATGTGGCTGGCGTACCTGCACAGTTTATTATTGAGGGCTTGGCTGGCGTTAATACATCTGTGCCGACGTTGATTAGTATGATGGGCGCTCCGGCAAGATTGTTACGCTCTTGGGTTACAAGAAGCCCTGTGTATGCTGCACGGCAGGTTGTTCGTGACCCGTTCATTGCTGTTATGGCTAACGGTGTTGATGTTGGTGGTGCGTTGAAGGCTTTTAAGATTATGGGTCAAGCCATTACTGGCAAGCCTGTAGAAGATGAGATTGGTCGTCTTGGTTTGATTGGTAGCAACGTGTTTACCGGAACCAATGAAGATGTGCAGAAAATCATGTTACAGATTACCAGCGGTAAAAAAGGCTGGGAATCTTACTTGGCTAAAGCAGATATGCTTGCGTTGCAAGGCGATGCAGCAACTCGTACAGCCGCATTTAATAACTTCCGTAAGCAAGGCTTAAGCGAAATAGAAGCAATTATTGCCACCTACGAACTGATGCCGTTTACTCAGCGTGGTACATCGTCTAGCTTGTATTTGCTTTCTACAATGGTGCCATTTATGAACGCTCAAATACAGGGACTAAATGTCTTGTACAAAGCGTTTACAGGAAAGTCTACTTTCCAAGAGAAGTTGCGTATTAAAGAAAAGCTATGGCAGCGAGGTATGTTGATGTTTGGTATGTCTATGGCATACGCTATATTGATGAGCGAAGACGAAGCATACCAGAACGCTAACGACGATGAAAGACTTAACAACTGGTTTGTATATGTGCCGGGTGTTGATGAGCCAGTACGTGTACCTATTCCATTTGAATTAGGTATTGTGTTTAAAGCGTTGCCTGAGACAATTGTTAACATAGCAAGAGGCGACAGAACTGCTGCCGAAGGTATCAAGGGGTTGGGTAAGATGCTTGCTAACGCTGCGCCTATTGGACCAAGCTCAATACCGCAAGCCGTTAAAGCGCCGTTTGAAGTCATGGTAGATTACTCATTCTTTACACAACGAAGTATTGTTGGCGATCGTTTAAAAGATGTCGACCCTTCCGAGCGTTTTAATGCTAACACTTCTGAAATTGCCAAATTTATTGGTAAAGGCACAGGTCAAATCCCTATCCTTGGTGAGTACCTATCACCTGTTCAGATTGAGTACTTGGTTCGTGGGTACACAGGCAGCTTGCCATTAGCCGTAGCTTCATTAACTAATCCGTTGTTTGGTAGCGAAGCCGGAGAAAAACCTACTTCTCGTGCTAGCGATTTACCTGTTGTTGGTTCTTTATTCCAACCTAAAGATGCCGGTGGTCTTATCAATCGTGCATACAAAGATATGGAAAGCGTTAACAGAGCTAAAGGGACTTACGACAAGCTGCTTGACGAAGGGCGTGAAAAAGAAGCTGACTCTTATGCAGATCGTTTTGCGGACATGCTTGATCTTGCGCCGCTTGCTGGGGACTTCCGTTCACGTATGGGGCAACTTGCTAAAGAAGAACGTGAGATTAAAGCGGATCCAAGTCTGTCAGGTCCCGAGAAACGCCGTCAACTTGATGAGATTCGTCAAGAACGCATTGAACGCGCTAAAGAGTTTATTAGCGAACGCGGGTAAAAAGAACACCGAGTTTGCCCTGTACGGTACCAAACTCGGCTTTACCTATAATGCGGTGGTGAGTGGCGGCGCTTAGCCCCTCACTTTTTGTTTCTTCTAACCGCAACGTTGGTACAAAAAACTTCTGTTTAATCTCTAGCTTTTGCCACGGGTAGTGCACTTTAACTTTCTTCATCGTCAGGTGTTATTGGTCTAGTAATCTGCATCACGTTGACCCGCATGCTAGGACCACGAGTCTTGGTTAACATATCCTTACGCACATACTTAACCTTGTAGTTGGGCATCGCCTCGATAGCTTCTTTAAAATCCTTGTAACCAAAACTCATTGATACACAGTGCTGTTTAAGTAGTTGCTCTTCAATAAAGTAATCAATGTGCCCCGGTGTGAAGCCTTTTTCTACACGCCCTGCAATGTCCGATCGAGTTAGCGACTCATCTACTGCTTCCGTGCCACCCAGACTAGCTATTAGTTTGCCTTCAATAGACAGCTTAACCATAACAAACTTACCATAATACTCACGGGTGTAGGCGTTTAATACATCTTCAGCCGTACGCTCGCTGCTATGGATAATCCCACGGGCGCTGTATACCATCATGCGCAGAACTTCTACAATAGGTTTAACTGGAATGTCGATGATGTTGGCATACTTTTTACCAAGCAGTTGTACAACAGCAATAATGCAACTATTGCCTGCCGTCCAGTAACGCTCATCCTCATTGGACTCAAACTCTACCTTGAGCTTATCTTTGGTTTCAGCCAATACCCGCTTGGCAGTTTCTCTGTTACGCACTATCCAACGGATTAACTCACGCCCTGCTACACCAAAGTTCTTTTTGAGTAAGGACAAGGCTTCTGCTTCTTCGGAAGTCCACTTCAGCTTCTTGTTCATCTGCAACTCAAGGATACGGAACATCTCAGCCTGTGATGCGTGTTTACGAGCGCCTGATAAGAAATCCATGACGTGCGTATTGGATGAAAAGAGCACCAGCAGTTTCCAAGTAGTGTCGTTAATCCGCTCTTCGTTAGAGCCCTGCTTCATACGATCTTTACCCTTACCCTGCGTTAAATCTAGCAGGAACTCAGGCAACCACTCGAAGTCATCACGACTCTTGTTGGTAGTCTCGTCAATAATAAACGGCAAGCTATTCAGTAAACCCTGACGTTGTTGCGATGCAACAATAGATGTACTCTGCGTTACACGATACCGCTCAGGATGCCCAAAGAAACTAGCCGCTAGTTCAAGCGCCAACGACTTACCCATACCTGATTTAGAAGAACCCAAGTGATATACACAGCCGTTGTAGCCTGTAAAGTCCATCAAGACAGAAGCTGGACCAACTAAAGACATAGCCAAGACTTGCCACTCACCCTTGGCAATCAACATGTTAAAGACTTTTTTCCAGTTATCTAAAGAGCCAGTAGGCTTGGTAGACTGATTGATATTGTCTAACGCTGGGGTTGGTACGTATATTTCTGTGCCATCAGGTGCAAATATACGACTGTTATACACAAATGTTTCGTCTTCTTGCCAGCCACAACTGTTTGGTATAGGTATAGCCTTCTTATTGGCACTAATAAACTCCACACAACCACGTACATAGTCAAACAAGTTCTTGTCATTACCAGCGCCAAAGGCGGCAATGATGTTTTGATTGGCTAGTGCCTTAACGGTTTCTTCTTTGCTAACAATGGATTTCTGAGGGATTAAAACATCAATTGCACCATCAGGACGAAAAGCCATTAGGTGAACTATGTGATCTCCTTTATTATTAAGAATATCTACTGCGAACAAATCGTAGGGGAGAAGCATTACCTGCTTGCGTGATTTACCGCCCTGCTCGTCCTCCACCATCCTGTCCATAAACACACCGCCGTTAGTGCCAAAGCCGAATCCTTTGGGTGGAGTTGGGCGTGTAATTTTGACTGGTTCTGTCTCGTCATTGAGATTGGCTGATACTTCTTTCTCTTGTATCCGATCGACTACAACTTCTTTTGGCTCATTATCTACCTTGATTTCCCGACCTAATGCTAGGGGATTAGTAATCTTGCCGTAGTGTGGGCAAGCGATACAGATACCGGGGTTTGCTTCATCCAGCTTGAGGCATTTGTATGGCCCTTTGATCTGATTCCACTTGGTGTTGTGGCGGTCTAAATCATAGGGGTGCATAGCCGATAACGCCAAGCCTTCTTCTACCCCGTCAGTACATGACTTAGCTATGCTGAGGATGCCACGCCACAAGGGTTCCATGCCGTCTTCTGTTGCGTGTTCACGGTAGTAGTTAATCTGACCGCATTTATCCCCGATAGTTTTAAAGTATGTAACGCTGTTTTCCATTAGCTTAACGCTATTGGCATTGGGCGGTAGTTTAGGGCGGTTTCCGGGCAGTTGTAGTGCAGGTAAGCCTTCGTATGCCGCAACCCCAATCTCTTCTTTAAGGTGGCTCGCAAGGGTCTCAAAATCGAACGTAGTGCCTGCTAATTTAATGACTACTTTGCGTGGCTTTTCTTGCTTGTAGTTGTGTGTATCAGGCACACGCAGAATACGTGCGGCATCCCCTGTAACGGAAAAGTCGATGTTGAACTTGAGCTTCTTGCACAACCGCTTTAAGTTCTCTGCAACAGGTTTCCAAGTGGCAATATCTACTTCTTCGGTAAACGGAAAGTAAACGTGCAACCCCCCACCGCTAGAAATAATCCAAGGATTACCTAATTCTTTAAGGCGTGAGTCCTCTAAAAACTGATCCAATGCACGAGCGGCTTCGGCTTTGCTTTCGTAGTCCTTACCTACTGCACAATCAATATCCAAGAACAAAGACTTAATCTTTACCGCATTATCGGCAAGACGTTTCTTCTCGTCATTAAACGTAGCTAGTGCATAGAAAGTGTTGTACTTCTTCTCATCAAACTGTATAGCGGCGCTATACAACTCTTCAATCGTATTTACAAATACGTGTTCTTTTTTAGCTGTGCTAATTTCTACGGCGCAATAAATACCCGAAGTCGGTAGCACAGTCGCTAGGAATTCCTGCGACGTCATGTGAAACCTTTCGAATTAATAACTGCGTGTTTGTACTATTTTGTCAGCAAAGCGGCGAACTAACTCTATTTGAAAATTCTTAGGCAAGCCTTGTGTATATACAAAATCTTCAGCAAAACGTAACAGTTCAAGATCACTAAGGGATGAGGCATGGATTGGGGTTTCTATTGGTGTTTGTTGCATTGTCTTAGTGCCTCTTCTGATGTCTTGCTTGATTGGAGTATGTTCAACAAGGACTGCACACGCATCTTATATGCGTTGGTTACTTCGGTTCCGCTGAACCAGTTGTACACAGTTTGTCTTGTTGCGCCTGTAAATTTTGCTACTTCTATTACTGGGAAATCTAAGCTGATCGCCCACCGCCCCAACTGGTTGCCCAGCGTCTTAGGTGCGTTCTTTGTGGTGTTTCTAATTTCTTCTGAATAAGCCATGATTTTCTCGTTAAGTTGTGGGCGGGGGTACTGGTGCGATGTATGTGAAGCATCGGGTTATTAAACCATCCACGTTCCCCCCAAAACTAATTACTCGTCATCCCACTCATCAACAGTAGCGGCTAGGCTACCGGCTTTCTTCTGTGGTACTGCGCTTGCCTTAACTGCTGGCTTGCGCTTCTCAGGCTCATCAAATGACTCAGCTTCTTCTGCTTTAGCTTTTGGCTTAGCACCTTCTATCTGAAGTGGCTTTTCAGTAGGCTTAGCGACTGACATTGTAATAGCATTTTTAGCTGGAGTAGAAGCGCCTTTCTCTACTGCTACTGCGTACTCATCATCCTCTAACCAACGTAATGGTTGGAAGAACAACTTGGGTACTGCGGCTTTTGTGTCGAAACGTAGGCGTGTAACCAATGTTTCAGGGTTAATGCTTTGTGCCGCAAGGTAACGAGCATAAGCTTGTAGTGGGCGTTTGTCGCCTTCTTCTTTACCAAAGATTGATGTAGCCGCTAGAGTTAATTGCATTACATCGCCTTGAATATCATTGGCTAACACTACAGCAAGACGTTGTGAGAAACGGCAAGCCTTGGAATCGCCCTGACCTGAGCCCTTAACATTCATTGGGCATGATGCGCAATTTGATGCTTGCGGTGTATCAATACTAGCATCAGGTGTTTCGCCGTCAGCAGACCAGCAGTTAGGCGCTGAAGTATTTCCTTCTTCGTATGTGCCAGCGTAGTATGTACGGCTGATCTTTGGTGCGGCATTGACGATAACAACGTCAAGGTGGCGATCATCAATAGAGGTAATCTCTTTGCCGTCAGCCATCAAACGGAATACACCGCCCTTGATAGAAATACGTTTGCCACCGCCACCTACACCGCCCCCTGCGAGGCTTTTGGCTAGTGATGATAATTCCGCTTTGCGTGCGAAAGATGGTGCTTGTGTTGCATTAAAGTTGGCTAGTTCGCCCATGTTACTGCTCCTATTTGGTTGGTTTACGTACTGTTACTGCATACTCGGACATCGAATTGAGACCGGCTGGCACCATGCCGGGGTTCTCATCTAAAAACATAGACATATTCTTCTGCGCTATGCGCTTCTCAAACAGATCTAGTGCGTCATGCTCCACAACAAACGTTTTGAAAGAATCCCAATCGTCTGTGTAGTAGCGTGTCTTTTGCGACAAAATAATAGTGCCTTCATCTGTACGCACAGAGCTACTGCCCAATGCCAACATTTGATCTTTCATAGCGTTCTTAATTTCGTCTTGCTTCGCTTTAAGTTCTTCGATCTGACTCTCATACTCCTTGGTCAATTCTTGAACTTTTGTGTATATCTTGCGATACACCCTTGCTAGTTTATCTAGCGGTATTACTTCATCTTCGTTTGGCATTTTTATGCTCCTTTGTAAAATATTATACATCAGTAAAGCTGATTAGTAACCCGACATAGGGTTTTCCTTACGAATTAATTTCCTCCTTGTATAAGTTCAAGAGTATGTCGTGCCCTGCAACACGTTTCTCTAGTTGCTTAAACATCTTCTTCTCAATTTCACTACCTTGCAAGTGTATCACCGTCACATTGGTGGACGTCTGACCAATACGATCTGCTCGAGCAATACATTGTAAATACGTCTCCACCGACATTACAGGACCATAAAATATCACAGTATCGGCGGCTGTGAGGGTTACACCATGCGATGCGGCTTGCGGTTGCACCACCAGTATGCGAGGCTCAGGCAAAGTTTGAAAGCGCTTAAATATATCGGTTCGTTTATTAACTGATACATCGCCATGAATAACTTCGCTTGCTATGTTGTGCTTTAGTAAATAGGTTTGAATAGTTTCTATGCTATGTCTAAACGGCGCAAACACAATTACCTTACGGCTAGTCTCTTCTAACACCTCAAGTAGCACGTTCAAACGTGGCATACAGTCGAACTCAACAACCTCGTGGTCATCTGTATACGCCGCACCAGCAGAGATTTGTAGCAACTTACTTACACCAGCCGCCGCATTAACTGCGGTGATTGTCTCGCCCGATGCTTGCATAACCATGCGGTCTTTGAGCATGCGGTAGTACTTAACTTGTTGAGGCGTAAGGGGAATTTCTCGTGTTTCTGTAAGTACAGGGGGTAGGTCAGTACACTCTTCTTTTGTATAACGTATTGCTGGTTGAAGAGCATCGTATACCGCTTGCGCCGCACCTGACTTTGGCACCCACTTAAATTTAGTTAGCTTAGCCATTACCTTGTCACGCCATGCAGTAGCAAATTTCGGCACACCTGAAGGATTCACTAGCTTAGCCAAACCATAGGCGTCCACAGGCGATTGTGCGGAAGGCGTACCCGTCATCATCCACAGCATAGTGTCAGGCTTTAAAATTTTGTTGAGTGACTTCCAGCGCTTCGTTGATGGATTCTTGTATGCGTTTGCTTCGTCCACAATAACTAGATCGAACTTGCCGTTGGCAATGACTTCTTCAGCAATTAAATTCAAGCCATCATAGTTCACCACAACGAATTCGTAATTGCCTTGTACCATTTCAACACGTCTTGATGCTTGTACATGGTGCGCCGCAACAACTGAACGATGAATAACACTCTTACCAATACTGCTTACCCAAGCATCGTGCATGATGGATAGCGGACACAGAATTAAACAACGGCGTACATGCCCTAAAGCCATCAAGTAATCAGCCGCCCATAATGCGGAGAAAGTTTTGCCAGTTCCGGGGTCGTTAAATACAAACGCTCTGCGGTTCATTGTCAAGAAAGATGCCGTATCTATCTGATGTGCAAAGGGTTTATGACGACCGGGCCAACTGTATTTAGCTTCAATGGGTGATGGCGTATTCTTAACACCTAGGTTGCGGAGCACACGCACTTCATCTAATCCCCAGTACACCGCTACTTCAAACGTGCCGTTGTCTTCGCTAACAACTTTGCTTCTTGGTATGATGCTGTACTTAGATGGGTTGCGTGTCTTAAACAGCAACGCTTTGTTTTCTATGATCTGCATTATTCAATAATCCTATACACAGCGTCGTATTGATTAGCTAGGTTGTGCTTCTCCAGCCTACTAGCACCCGTTAAGCGAATCAAAGCTAACCGCCAAAAGTCCTCTTCTCTGAATTTGGCTTCGCTAACCCACTCTCCTCCCCAACGCATTGTCCACATGTCAATCAACGCAGATAGCGGAGCCCTCATAGCTTCGTGTTGTAGGTCTTCTTCGTTTAGAGTTTTAATTCCTCTAGCACCTGCCCGTTGTGCTTTTAGCAGTACTTCTTCTAGTGTTTCTTGTTTTGTTTGTGACCCTATCAGCGCTATCTGATGCACTCTTTGGTGCTCTAGTGCGTTAGCGTAGTCCTCGTCTGATATTCCCATTACTTGATTGCCCCCTTGGATGTACGTTTGTACGAGCGGTTCTTGCTAGCTGGTATGGCTTTTAGATTAGAACGTGTTGTTGTACCGCCCTTGCTTAGTGGCTTCTTGTGGTCAACGTCCATGCCGTCACCCTTGTGTACCACACCTTCACGCTCTAACATACGGCGTGCTTTGTTGCGCTGAGCACGTTTCTTCTTTACTTTCTCTGTGCCATCGTATGTTGCGTATTCTTGTGCGTAGTTGCGTTTCGTTGCCATGATTGTCCTTAGTGCTTGGGGTTAAATTCACAACCCTTCACTTGGCACCATCCGCATAGCGGTGTGCTGGTCGGGTTCCAAATGTCATTATCGTAGGATGCTGCCAGTTTTGCTACCCTCTCCCTGTATAGCTGCCAATGGAAATCCTTCTCTTCTACGGTCATCGTTTGCGTGACCATCGTGTTCTTGACAACAAACAGCAGAGCAGAATTAACTTGGCGTATGTGGGGGAAGTGGGCAAACACCATCAAAGACATTAGGGTTAGCTGATCTCGGTCGGGGTACTTGTTGTTGCCTGTCTTGTAGTCCACCACCCTAGCCTTAAACCCATCGTCATCAATGATCAGTAAGTCAGCAATACCACGAACCCATACGTCAGGTGAATCAAAGGCACAGGGTTGTAAGTCTTCAGTCAGCCCCATCTCGTGCTCAGTTAGTTTGCGCCCTGTCTTTTTGAGTAGTGCGTCCAGCGTGGGCTTCATAAATTCGTGCTCGGGGGGTAGGGGTGTGCCGTCCTTGATATAGTGTTCAGCAGACTCGTGCACTTGCTTGCCATATATGGTGTGAACTGTGTCAGTAAACGGGTAGTTCTTCAGCACCTTTACTTCGTGGAAACGTCTTGCACAGCCCTCGTAGTCCTTAAGTCCTGAGTGCGACCATTTAAATTTAGGCATTGTGTTTAGTCCAGTAGTTAAATGCTTTGCGGATTGCTTCGTACTCGGTGTCTGCGGTAAAAAGATGGGATTGTGGATTATCGGGGGCATAAAGGTGAATGCTTGTGTATTCCTTATTGATGTCTTCACCAACCACATACCCATTCAGCTTCATCATATCAATCATGGTCTGCTCTTCAGCACTCCAGCGTGGCTCGTAGTAACCCATTAGAATTTCGCAGTCTTAATAGCTTGGTCTAGGCGATCGGAGAACTCAGTAACAAACTTCTCATTGTGGGTCAGCGTACAGCCCATGTCGTACAAGATTGCGTGAGTAAGCTCGTGCCAAAACGTGTTAGCGCGTTCGTGTGTATCGTACACATAACCCCGAAGTGGGTTGCCCTTGGCTATGGTAATGGTGTGAGTTTCCTCGTCAAAAGACCCATGACATACGGTGTTTCCTACAACTACACTTTTTTTCGTGCATATCTGGTGGGGGGTATTACCTATGACAACTTCTTTTGGTATCTTCATTTAGCTTCTCCATATCGTTTGTTGCATCCTGTTTCGGCATCTAGTGGTATGCCGGGCATGTACGAGGGGTCTTTAACCATCTGCTCCAAAACCCATTGCTCAGCTTCTTTGGCTTCGTCTTCGGGTACTAGGCACACAACCTCATCGTGCACAGTCAATACGCAGGAATACCTCTTCTGTATCCTGAGCATGCCATCCGTCATCACACATCTTGCTATTGCTTGTACTACGTTCTCTACAATCTTACCGCCATACAGCTTGCGCCTAGACTTCTCATCGACGCCATAAACCCACTGAATACGCCCTTTGTTATCGGCTTCTCCAGTCAAAGCAGGGTACTTTAAAGCAAGTCCACTAGGTAATAGTATACGCTCTTTGTCAAAAGTTAGGCATTTATGTACATAGGGTTTACCCTGATACATACTATTTCTCACCAACGAGTTGCACAGCTCCCATAGATCGACCACAGGGCTAGCGGCTTCTCGGTATTTATCAATGATTTTCTTGGCGGCAAGACAATGTATCAGCAATTCTTTCTCCGAACAGGTATGCGGTATGGCACGCATCATTTCCATGTTCTTCTCCCAACCAATGAAATCATTTACATCTTGCGTAGTTACACCCAACTGCTTGGCAAACGCTTTGTCGTACATGGTAGGTGGCGCACCTAGAAAGCCTGTAAGTAGTTGTGCAGAGAAGCTAGCCCAACCCATGCCGTAACCACAACCTAGTAGTGCCGACTTAGCGCTTTGCCTGAGATCGGGGTGGGAATTTTTTGTGAGTGTAGGGATGTCGAACATCTGAGCGCCGAACGACGCATAGGCGTCTTTACCCGATGAGAAGATCTCAAGAAGCGCTTGATAGTCGGCGAGATAAGCCAAGACCCGAGGCTCGATTTGTGAGAGGTCACAGACCACCAAGGTATAACCTTTCGGGGCTTGGATAGCTTTACGTAGGAAAGACCCTCGTTTGAGGTTTTGCAGATTAAGCCCCGAACCCTTTGACGCTGACCAACGACCTGTGTGTGCGCCGTAGTAGTTGAGCGGGACAGGAAGCGTACCTCGTTGTGATATATCAACGAATCTCTGCGCTCTTGTGCGTTCAAGCGTTGATTTAACTTTGAGCCTTGCTTCGCACAGTAGGGCAACATCCTCGTTATCGCTGTTAAGTAACGCTTGGAAGAGTGCGTCGTTTTTAGCAAACGCAAAAGCTTCTTTATTGGTCGTTTTACTGATTTTCTTTGGAGGCACGACCCCAAGTTCAGTAAGTACTCTAGCAAACTGGTCATTACTAGCAAGCGCCGTTTCGTCAACGTTAATTTTTGCAAGTAATGCTTCACGTTTTTGCTTCTCATCTTTAATCGCTTCACTTAACATCTCCTCGTCTAGTTCTAATACAGGGTTAGTAAACATCTTGAGCGTCATGTCAATCAACTTAAGCTCTTTCAACGGAAAGCCACCATCAACTTCCATCATTAGGTTCTCAAAGATACTTTCGCATAGCACAACGTCGTGTGCACAGTAGGCGGCTAACTCTTGCTCGACTTCATACGGCAACTCACTCATACCATTGGTGCTGTGTACTGCGTTGCCCTTTGGTGGTAGCCCATACACCTCAGCTAGTTTCATTAGGCTGTTGCCTACTTCCACACCCCTAAGAGCACGAGCCATAGATAGAGAGTCAAAAATAAAGCAAGGACTCGCCCCATAAACCCAGCTAAGGATTGAAATATCGAACTGCGCATTATGCGCAAGCACCGCCGTCCGGCTCCAATCAACCGAGTTAACCCAGTTTTGTAAGTCATCATGTGATACCCATTGTGGTGGTACATCTACGTCTAGTTGTTTAAAGCACAAGCCAAAGGCTTTGAAGCGAGGATCTCTGACGTACTCTTCTGTCGTCATCTTAGATAGCGTGTACTCCTTGCTATCCCACCTCGTCTCGAAGTCAATGACAAGTATCTTGTCGAATGGTGCGCTCATGTTCTTACCAACTGTCCTGTAAAGCTATACGTGCCGTTGTGTTCTAGTTGTACCCAAGGTGCCGCCCAAACTCTAAAGCCTGCCTTGCGTGCGATCTTACAGAAGTGATAGTCCTCAGATAACAAGCGACCACCTGACTCTTCGTCAATACTTGTTGCAAAGAACTCTTTAATAAACTTTGGCTTGTACTCATCCGTTGCACGCCACATGTCGTTCTTATACTCAGGCACTAGTGGGGCTAACTTCTCAAACACCTCACGTTTAATTAGCATAAAGCCTGTGCCACCGTTTTCAATCTCCATTGGTTCATACAACATACCTTCTTGATGTAGCGCACCGCCTACTAAGTTAACTACAAACGCTCCTGTATGTAAGTGGAGTTCTTGCATAGGCACGCCAGCTTTGACTGCTTCTTCTACCTTGGGCCAATTAATTTCTTTCTTAGGATAGATACCACAGATGATGTCTTTGTCAGCTTCAACCATAGTTGGAACATCCTCGGGGTTAAAGCCAATGTCTGCATCAATAAACATCAAGTGTGTGCAATCAGTATCCAAGAAGTCGTACGCTAAACTGTTGCGCCCTCGTGTGATAAGTGATTCGTTGGTCATGTATGCGTACCTAAATGACATTTGTTTACTGCTCATAGCCGATGCCATTTGAATCATGCCGACTGTGTACGTCCCATTACACACACCACCATACATAGGTGTTGCTACAAGTAAGTTAGCTTTCATTTCTTTTCTTTCTTTGCTGTTAGTTTTTTACGTAGCTTGATACCAGCTTGAGCGTTTTTGTTTTGCTCGATGACCTGCGTAATCACCGCCAGTATTCCCTCTTGTACTAAAAACTCCAAACCTTCTTTATCAAAGTTAACAATAGCGTCTGCTGACCCATTTTTATTTTCTTTAACTACCTTTAATGTAATTTCCATTATTTGCCACTCCCGATAATGCCCGGTGTCCACACGCTTGGTATTTCTCTAAACGCTTCAAGGCGCTTGATGAATGGGTGTGGTGTTGGTACGTATGGTTTGAAGTTGTTGCCTGTGCGTGATTGTGCGATGGCAAACTCGTTTGGTTTTGCTTTGTATGTTTCAAATTTAGCTGGTTTCATTGTAAAGTCCTGTTCTTGATTAGATTTTTAATGCGATCACTTACTTCTGCGGCGGTTTCTAGTAGTAGCATTGGTAACTCCATCTCATCCATATTCAACCCATATACCTTGACGGTTTCTGTTTCGTTGTTGACTATGATTACTGCGGCTGAGTGAATTGCGTTATCTACTGTGCATAGGTTTAACTGCTGTTGCACTTCGTCATATGCTTGCTCCTTGGTTCGGTCTTTAATCATGGCATTAGCCCTTTATCAATGATGTCGAATACTTCTTGTACGTCGGCAATGTTATCTTCGTTTACTACCCTAACAAACCCCTGTGTCTGCCTGATCTTGTCCATCTCTGCCTCTTGTAATGCGGTTGGCTTGTTACTGCCAGCTTTACACTCAATAGCAACGAACATACCCCGATAACAACACACAATATCAGGAACCCCACTACGCCCATAGCCACCAGTAGCAGGGAAAAAATAGTAAGCACCGTTCTTTTTAATAACATCGACAACTTTTTTTTTAACTTTGGCTTCGGGTGTCATAGCGTTTCCTTACCTCGTCAAGACGTTGCAGACAGATTACGATTTTATTTAGTTGTTGGTTAAGAATCTGTTGATCGCCAACTTGATACGACTTGAGCGCAACAATAACCTCAGCTTCAAGGTTACATAGTGCGGCGTTCTCACGCATCATCAATAGAACTTCACCTTCCGACATGGGCATCTTTAATCTCCTTTAAAAACGATTGACCTTTAGCGCCGACAAAAAGATCTACACCCCGTCTGTCGTCTCTGTCTTGTTTCTCAAGCACAAACTTCTTGGCAATGAGTTTGTGTAAGTACTTGTGCGTGGTGGCTGGTGACATAACTGCTTGTGCTTCAGCTATCTTCAGTACTGACATTGTACCTAGCGGTGCTTCTGCATTAACCATGCCTAGTACATACTCTTCTTGCCACGATATTTTGTGGCGGTTTCGTACTACTTGTGTATCGTATGCGTTACTCATCTTCTTGCTCCTTTGGTTCTTCATCACACCTTTCAATTAGTGCGGCATAGCCACACATATCTACTAAGTTATCTCTATGGTCGGGGTCGTTGGCAAACCTAGCCACCTTAACTAACACCATCATTGCGGCAACATCTTTTGGTGTGATGGTTGAGTCTAAGTGCTTACGTGCATTTAAATACGCATCCCACATCACAGCTATGGTTTGCAAGTTCTTAGCTGGATGACCATACGTCTTCTCTCTGTCGCCATAGATAAGAGCATTAGCTTCTTTTAATACGCTCATACTACTTCTCCAAAAAAGGTATGCTTGGTGTTTGCTTTGTCAGTGCGTAGTAATCTAATTGCACCTTAGCGGAGTTAATCATCTTGCCTGCGATGTTGGCTAACTCAGCCGCATCTGTGTGCTTGACGGTACCACCACGTAGATCACTAAACACTTGTGACAACTGCTCTCTTAACTCAGTTACATTTTTCATTTCTCTAACTCCCTTTTAATCATTAGTTGTAAACGTTTTGCTTCAATCAGTTCTTTTGGTATGGCACTTGCGTGCAACCTAAACCCTGTACTCTTTGATAACAGATATGCAACATAGTTATCTCTTACTTCTGTTACTAACTTGCCGTTTGACTTGCGTATGTACTCTCTACGCTTTTGCAAATATCCTTCGGGGTCTTTTACCAGTAGCCTTTGTTTTGCTTCTTGGCGTTGCGCCCTTACCTTCTCAGGATTCTCGGCAAACCTACGCTGTGCCGCTTTTTTTGCTGTTTGCCTTACGTGTTCTTTGTTGTTATCTCTATACTTTTTCTGTAACTCCTTCCATCTCTCAGGGTTTGCCTTTCGCCACGCTTTAGAGCGCGCACGCATGCGCTCTTTGTTGTAGTTCTCTTGGTGCCACTCCTTACTATAAGCGTTGCTCTTTTCTTTATTGGCTTGGTAATATGCACGCCGATACTCTCGTTTATATTCTTCCGTCCATTTTGTTTTCTTAGGTTGAGGTGGGTGCGCTTGGGCATATCGCTCTCTAGCTTTGGCTCGCATTTCCTCCAAGTTCTTTTCACGATACACTTTGTTTTTCTTTCTGTTGCACTCACGTCGTTTCTCAGGATCTTTGTAAGGCATGTTACCCCCTTAGAAATTAAACTTAGATAAGATGTCATCGACCTGAGTCTTAACATCGGTACGTGCACCCACATCCTTGCGTAAGTCTTTCACATCAATACCACCGATGGCTTTCTTTAGCGCCTTGCGTGCGTCATCTAGCTGTGGATCGTTGATTATATTCAAACTGCTAGCCAAGTCGCACAAATCATGAGCACCATCTAGCAACGAGTCGTGGAACTTGCGGGGCTTAGCCTCACCACTAACATAGTCAATAGACAGGCGATCAGACATACGCTTGAGGTGCTCAAGTAATCTACCCTTGATGTCCTTCATCGCATACTCAACTCGCTCGTCAGCAAGGCTTGACAACTTCTTGCGGAGTTCTTCTTGCGCATCATTGCCGATGTCCACCCTAAAGTCACCCGATGCAGGCACAGGCATGTAGTTCACATTGAAGTTGAACCGATGCTCGATGTCGTTAGGGTTAGGGTAGTCGTTGCGGTTGAACATATCACCGAGAGCCATAGCTTGTGCAGTAATCAGCGATGGGTACACAGTAACGAACTCAGTAACCAGCCCATGAAATCTATCCTCTGCTTGTTGTAGCTTAGTATTAAATTCCATAAACTTAGCGCTTGGCAATAGTCGTATACCCGAGTCACTCCAAGGCAACGTATTGTCATACACATAGCTACGTGTTTCTGTAACGTGCTGACCTACTACTTCCAACTCGCTACGCCCTGCGAATAGGTTCTTGTTAACTCGAGCCGCACCCTTAGCCTGTGCATGCTTGTTACTAACCAACTCGTCAGTAGTCGAGCGATCTAGCTTGCGTGCAGTCCATTGTGATACGTTGAGTTCTACTAGTAATGCGCATGTGTCAATGTTATAGCGTGTCATACATCCCCCTTAGTTAATGCCTAGTTGTTTGAATAAATCATCAAGGTCATCCATCTTCTCGGTGCGTGTGATGAGTACAAAGCGCTTGTCATCTGATGCACCTACCTTATGACATTGCTTACCCCACAACACAGTAGCCGTTGATGACGCTGAACCATACACAGTTTCTAAATCGTATGGTGATACCGGTATGCGTGCCGTCTGATTAACCGCTATGTGATCAAGGTAAGGCTTGATGTGCTTACGAATGACGCCGTACGGATACTTCGCTGGTCTGCGTTTGGATTTGGAAACGACTTCCAACTCGCCGTACTTCTTAAGATCAACGTCGATGATGGCATACTTAGCGCCGATTGCGTTTAACAATTTAACTGCGTTGGTCAATGCTTTTGTATGAACAGTATTCATAGTTGTAGTGCTCCTTAGTTTGAGTAGATACGAACTGCTTTGCCTTGCGGTGGTTTGAAGTGGTCGTTGTCAACTACGCCCCATAATGCAGGCACATCGACGCACGCATTGCTACCATCTAAATACCCATCGGTTAACCACACAACACCTTTGGGTTTGTACTTCTTGTCACGAATGTATTGCACAACGCACTCAGGGGAAGTGCCACCGCCACCCTGTGGGGAAAGAAGATGACCGATGTTCACAAACTGCTCGGGCTTGAACAACTGCTCACCGCACACAGCACTATCCCACCACACGACACGCACAGAGTCAGGTCGTACATTCTCTGCAATGCGGGCGATCTCACCAAACACAGTAGGCAAGATACCGCCCATAGAGCCTGATGTATCACACGCAACGATGAGCTCACCAGTAGCCTCAGAGAAGTGAGACGGCATGACAATGCCAAGAGGTAGCAAGCGCTTGTTGGGTGGCGCAAAGCGAGAGTACTCATCACCCTCACATAGTGCAGTAACCCACTCACGCAAGTGCTCACGCCAGTTGGTGTCACGCTTCTGTGTAGCACGATCGAGTGGGCTATTGCGAGAACCCTGACCAGCTAACTTGTCAGCTAACAACTTACCCTGACGACCGGCATCATCTAGCTGACGACCTAGCTCGTTGGCTTCCTTACTGCCTAGCTCAACTGCCTTGTCGAACATATGCGTATCCATAGCACCGCCGTTTTGTTGCTGTTGCTGTTGTGGTGGGGGGTTACGCAACAAGTCTTGCAACACCTCGATGAAAGACCAACCTTGATACTTGACGTCGATCAATGGCGCAGGATCTACTATGCGCTCGACAAACGTGAAGTTGGGGTCGATCTCCTCGATGGTTGCATTGACTACATAGTCCATAGCCATGTTGCATAACTGTGGATACTTCTTGGATAGCTCCTTGTAGTTAGTGCAGTGCATCAACGCCTTGTGCAACGACTCGTGCGCAACAAGATAACGCAACTGCTTGCGGTTAAGACCACCGACAAACGCAGGGTCATACCATACATCACGACCATCTGTACCTGCTGTGCCGATGTCCTCAAACTTGACGTCGCCGATATACACATAGCCTGATAGACCAGCGAAGTCCTTGTTGTTGCTGAAGTCAACGTGTACTGCAATCACCCGATTGGGTGGGGTTAGTTTGTCCCATGTCTTAGACATTTGCTTTCTCCTTATTTGGTTGAGAAGTAAATCTTGTTGTCATTCATCAATGCTTGGAACGGCTTGACTGTGACGAACAATGCGGCACGAGTAGAGTTAGCAATGTTGTTAGCGAACATAGACTGCAACTCCTTGCGGTTACGCATGACGTACTCGGTGCATGCCTCGGCTTCCTCTCGTGTGCTTGTATCCGTAACACACTTGAGCACAGTAATGATCTGCGCCACAGGATTGCTAGGGATAGGGCAAGTAGATGGTGAGCTAACTATTCTGCTAAACGCAGGCGTCTCGTCACCGAAGCGAATGAACGCACCCAATTCCTCAGCACCAGCACGACCGATCGTACCCTCGAGTAGACCCTGCAACGTATCGGTATCCATGAACTCACGCTCTTTGACAATGTCTGACGCAGAGTGTAGTGAGCGAGGTGTGATGTAAGCCTGCTGAGATAACAACGGATTGAAGATAACGTCATTCTCCTTAGACTGATCACGACCTGCATACTTACCGCCATCTTGATAGTCAAGGAAGCTATCGAACCATTTCGTGTGTCGCTCGGTGCATGCCAAGATGATAGAGTCGATGCCGTTGTCGATACCCCAGTTGTACCACTCAGGTTGCGTAGGCTTACGCATAGTCAAGAACACAAGACGATTACGCAAGTGCGCCTGTATCGAATCACCCAAGCCCTCGACCGCAAGGTTAGTACCAGCGAACACGACTGAACCCTCAGCCATCTGATAGTTACCAACGGCACGCTCGTACACAATCGGAGCAAGTACGTCTTTGATGTACTGCTTAGCCTTAGCCAACTCATCGAGGAACACAAGCGATGGGCGAGCACCATTGATACCCCTTTGATTAGCCTTGCTGACACCGAAGCGCTCGTTGGGTAGCTCACGAGATACGCCTGCATCACGATCAATGTCAGGCATCCACACAGAACCATCAGACATCTGAGTACAGTCGAGCTTGACCGCAACGTGATTGGCGAAGTGTGGGTCACGCTCAAGGGTGTGATAAATACCAGTCTTACCGATACCATTCTCACCTTGAACAATGATGGTGCGCTTGTGACCAATCATCTTGATTGCGTTTGCTACTTGTAATGAATTAAGTAATTTCATGGTGTTTATATCCTCGTTTGATTAGTACTACTGTTTTTTAGAAATTGTAACATACTACTTTATAGAAACAACAACTACTTAACCTCCTTTCTTGTTGGCACGGGTGTAATAAGTTCTCGGCAACGTCTTGTCAAACTGTGGCAGGGCTATTGAATCTGTACCCTTGGATAGCCCAGCAAACGACATCAGCCTAGCTACCAATGACTTCTTGAACTCGTCAGCGGTAATGGCTTGTACTATGTCATCAGCCTTTTCCTGCGCATCGTCAGCCTCGGCAGGGTTGCGTGACCTAGCCCAACCACTCATCTTGTGGAACAGATTGCCGCTATGCTCGTTGTACACCTTCTTACTAGCTAGCATGTCGAAGCAATCCTGCGCTACCTCGTCAAAGGTCTGCATAAAAGCCGTTGACTCAAGGGGTAGGGGTAGGTTAAACAGCGCATCCATCATGGTTGACTGAAGGGCATACCCTAGGCGTGACTCACCAAACGGCTTGCCCATGTTAGACGATAGGTTGACACACTCCTTAAGCGTGGGTAGCTTGAACATCTGAAGCGTGACGTAGGCATCGAGTTCTTTCTTGATGTCCTTGCGCTTTTGCTTGTCACCCTCGTTTGAGGCAAGGCGGTATATATCTGCATGCCATGACTTCTCCGCAATGAGTTGGTGAGAGCTGTTGTAGGTAAGCAAAGCCGAGAAGTCTTTGCCCTGCTCCTTGTAGTGTGGGTTGAGTGGCAAGCGAACTGCATCGCCTGTGGTAGTGCGTAAGCCAATGCCGTTGTAGTAGCCTGTGAACTTGTACTGTAGTTGTATGTCATAAGTACCATACAAGCCAATGACTGCTACCTCGTACTCACCCTGATCATTTGGTTCATACACCCTGACGACATCTACGCCGTTGACCTTGTACACATAGCTGTGTGCGTCCTTCTGAAGCATGAGGTTGTACTCGGATACCCTGCGTAGGGGTCGTTGGAACTCGTTGTACCGCTTACTGCGTGGTGGCTTCTTGGTCTTGTTGAATTGATCTTGTGCTGATTGGTAGGTTACTGTTGTGTACATATTGATTCTCCTTTGGTTTACTTGCTGATTGAAATAGTTGCATTGCTTAGGTACGAGTCAACCGCACCATCGATCTTGTCGCTGACCACATCATCAATGCGATCGCCAACTGCATCACTCACCGCATCATCGAAGTCGAAGTGGTAGCTTGGGTCAAAGTTATTCTCGAAGTAAGACTCAACCTCACTCTCCACAACTTCTTGCACAGCGTCTTTGGCTAGGTCTTCGATGCCTGCCCCGATCAACTCATGTCGCACCAAGTCTTTGAACCAGTCTGCTTGTTGTAGTGTGAGTGATACGCATTCTTGGAGAGAATTCTCTCCAGCCTCGGGTTGGGCTTTAGATTGGCTGATGACCGAAGTAAGAAGCTGAAGCTGGGTACAGATGTTGTTGATGATGTCGGCTAGGGTTGGGGTAGCCTGTGGTTCGGGTGCGCCGAGTGTACCCCCGTGTGTGTACTGAATTGCATCAGGGTTTGGTAGGCGTATGTTGTCTACTATGTCCTGCATTGTTGGTTCGGGTATAGCCCTGTTCTCCACAAGTGAGTGCAATACTTCCTTGGTTTCTCTCGGCACTTCGGGTGCGTTAAGGTGGTCGAGTAATAGTTCTTTCAATCCGATATTTTCCATCTGCTTAAACTCCTCGTCTTGTTCGTGGGTTGTAGGTACTGCGTTGTTAAGGTCTTGCATTGTGAATGTGGTCATGCTGTTTCTCCTTGTGGTAATGGTTCGATTGATTTCATCTACTTCGGCGATAACCCACTCATCTGTGGGCTCAAAGATTTCCATAGCTATTTCGCAGGCATCTTCGGGACTCTCTGCCTCAACTAACTCAACGGAATAGCTAGCTACTACAACTCGGTACTCTTTCATACGCTTTCTCCTATCGCTTGGTTGAACTGCTCGGATACACCTACTTCTACTTCTTCGCTACTATGCTTACTTCTAATCGTTACATACGCACCACCATCTGTGATGGCTATTTCCTGATGTCCTATACCACCCCACCCATTTTCTATATCACAGTCAATACCTAAATGAAACACGATTGATTGCGCCCCTTGAAGGGACTTGACTAGCCCTCGTGCCATCTTGTACTCCAATATGTAGTCGTCTTTGATCGTGACATCAATCCATACAGGCAGGTCGGTGTACTCGCTGTTGGTGTACATATCCTCGGTAAACTCGATGGGGTGTGAGCAGTCTTTCTTTAGCTCAGCCCATGCTTGCGCCCAATCTTCTTGCGTATCAGGGTCTGTTGGTGGTTCGCTAAGCCACTCGTTGTCCCCACTATGTAAGTACATGTATCGTCTGCTGTTACTCATCTCTATTTCCTTTCTCCTAGTTCGCATAGTTTGGCTATGCACCATAACAACCCAGCAAATAACCCAAAGGTAAGACCAACGGATATAAGCCAAGCACCTATCTCCAACAACCAATACGCCCAATCAATTGCTTCCATGACTAAACTCCGAGTAGCCACAGTTCTCAACTAAATGGCGTGCCATATCACTAATGAGGGTTTCAATCTCATCTAGCACTTCGCCACCATACTTAAACTCCCACTCAGTCAACGCACTACTTACTTCGTTAATGCGTTCCCACTCAGCTACGCTATCGTCTCGTGCTGGTGGTGCGGTAAGGCAATGAATGATGTTAGGTAAGTCTTCTTCTAATGCGGTTTCATACTCTGTGTAGTAACTCATACCAACTCCTCCTCTCGTGCTAATACGCCTTCAATAAACCCATTAACAAAGCTAGGCAAGCCATCATCAACGGGGTCGTGATCTTTTAGGTATAGCTTTGTAGCGTGTGCCTCTAACTCTTGTATGTACTCATCGTCATACACCCAGTCGTATGTCTCAACAGGGCGAATGACGTATAGGTAGTTTGTGGTATCAACGCCATCTTTTGCGAACTTGAACTTCATGCGGTCGATCTCCGCTTTCGCTTCTTCTACATACAGATAGCCATACTTGGCATACACACATTTGCCAGCCAACCCACCATCAAATACATCTACTGTGTACGACTCGCCTTTCGGCACTTGCTTTAGTCTGCCTCTCATAATGATTCTCCTTGTCTAATAGATTGTGCTAGTTGTTGGAGAGAATTCTCTCCGTCTCTTTTAAAACCACACCCACAACATAAAGGCACGAAACATCTGTGCGATAAAGAAAAGTGCAACTAAAGCTAGCACCGCCCATATAAACCGATCTTCGTCCATCCATTTCATAATGCACCTACCTTTCTTCGTTTGATTAACTCGTTGATTTTGATGCTTGGAGAGATTTCTCTCCCGTCCTTTGCTTGCTCAAGCAAGTCTTGTCTTATTCGTTTAGCCTCTGCGTAGTTGTAGCTATGTTGATCTAGCAAAGCGTGTTGTAGGGGTGTTGCGTCTTCGGGCATTTGATTCTTGTATGAGTAGTAGCGGCTAGCATACGCCGTGACCTGTTTTTGTAGGTTTGTTTTAAGTTCATCTTGCCACAGGGTTCGCTTCTTCTGCCAATACTCTTTCATTACCTTTGCCCTTTTCTTGGGCAGGGCTTCACGCTTCTCGGCTATCAGGGCTTCGCCTATCGTGGGGTTCATGTCCCCGCTACTTATTTTATTTCTTATCTCTTTGATGCTTAGCGGTGTTCTGCGTTTGCGTTGGTTTCTACAGTCTTTGCACAATGAGCTGTACAGCGTGTGCCGTGTGGTTAGGTTCGGTTTGCGTAGCAACGCTTTGCTCTGTGCAAGGGTGAGCACCCGATGGAAATCTTTTTTGGGTTTGGTTTCACCGCAAGTTTTGCACAGAAGAGTGATGACCGAAGTTGGGAGAGAATTCTCTCCGAGTTGTGTGTTGACGGATTTTCCCTTGTGCTGGTGCATGATGTTCTCCTTAAAAATCTGCCAATAGTCTACCAATTCACTGCAGGTGGACGCAGTACTAGACGCCACGAGAAGTATACATTATAAGGCTTGAGAGATATAGTGACCAAGATATATACGAGTCACAGAGTTTTATTAAAGTAACTAAGTTTTTCAACAAGATTACTCTGTCCACTTTTTTCTCTCTTATTATTATGTATTCTATTCTCTTTTATATATATATAGGTAGGTTGCCAAGTTGACGCAATCATATTCTATATACCTTTGGGGGTGTCCACTATGTGTCCACTAGTGCTCAAATGGTAGACTATTGGCAGAAAAGGGGGTAAAAGGTGTTCTCCACAATAGCTTGCAGAGAACCTATGTGATGGAGAGAATTCTCTCCGAGTCATGCCCACTTAGAGCGAGCCAATGCGACTGTTGTCACAATGAACCAACCATCTTGAAAGCCATCATTAGCACCTAACTTCTTGAGTGCATTGAGTGCTGTCTTGTAGTGGTCGTGGCATTTCATTGTGCCGTCAGTATCTCGTTGGAATGAACAGATAAGCCCGTCCTCTTTGTAGATAACATGATAGCCCGTTGGGTTGAGTTTCTTTTTCATGGTGTTACTCCTTATGTTGTTTGTAAATGGTGATGCTGAACTGATTGAACGCTGACTGCATGGATACTTCTACCTCTACTTCTTTGGGTTTTGTGCAGGGTTTCTGCACAACTTGTTGCTTAGCCTGAGCCTTAAGTAAGGCGCATTGTTGCTTGGTTAACATGGTGATTCTCCTTTGTAGTGCTTCTGTAATATGGTTTCGATCTTTAGTACTGTGGTGCGTAGGTGCTTGGCAATGTATTCGGGAGATCGACCCTTGTGATACATCAAGCAGACGATAAAGCTAGAGAACATAGTCATACTTGCTCCTCGTATGTTCTGAACCAAAAGGCTAGGCTTTCGTGTGTGCCAGACCTATTATCAGACGGCTCGTTACTAAACCGCAGTACATACTGATGGTCGCACTTGTACATATCCGCAGGCTCATACTTTTGAATAGGCACAAACACAGTACCCAAGAACTGACAGGCAGGACAATCGTGTTCGTACAAAGGTGTTGCTAAGTGTTTCATTGATGACATGGTGTTTCTCCTTCGTTGGTTGGGAGAGAATTCTCTCCGAGGTTAACCCCACACAGAGATGTGTGAAGTGAGTTCATACGACAAGCGATCGTGGAGATCGTCCCAATCATATGTGGTGAGCCTGTGCTTTTGATCTCTAGCCAACTCAATGAGTTTGGCAAGGTCTTGCGGAGACATGGACAATACAACGCTGTTCCGCTTGAACTCTTTGTAGTCAATGGCTATTGGCTTAGCCTTCTTTGGGATTGGTTTTGCTGGTGCTTTTTGCATGATTAACTCCTGTGTTGTGGTACTTGTTGGTGGGAAAGGGCAAGACTTGACACGAAACTAAACAGCCTTGAAGCCTCGCCCTCTCGGTTACTTGCGTGAAACACGCTTGAAAAACTTCTCCTGCTGAGCTTTAGTCATTGACTCAACCAAAGCCAAAGCCTGCTCCACAACATCTACCTGAGCTGATACTGTTGCTGAGTCCTTCTTAGTCTCAGGGCGAATGATGTGATACCTAAAGTCAGAATAGGCTCTTGAATAGGCGTTGTTGTGCTCCTTGTTGCGTTGAGTACGGCTCTTGGAGAGAATTCTCTCCGCAACTTGTTGCGTAACATCTAATTGACCCATCAAGTGTTGCGTGACCCACTCCTTGAGCCTGTCGGCTCGTGTTGTGCTGTCGGCTTTCTTGTACTCCAAATGCCACACAAGAGATGACTCACGCAACAAGCGGGCTTGAGTGCCTAGACCAAAGGCGAATTGTGAATAAGATACAACGATTGAGTTTTGTTTCATGGTATTACTCCTTGATTAAGATAAAAAAAATCGGCTGAAAACTTCTCAACCGATACCTCTATTATAAAGATTGGGGTATTTTTTAAACGATTTGAACCCCACCCGATACCCACCAACCTGTTTGGTCGTCAAGCCTGCTTGTCCCCCAGATCACTGTTCCTCAGCCATTCCGTTGAATTTTGTCAAATCTTGTATAAAAGCGATTTACCGGGGGGTATAAATTTTATAAAAAATGCTAGGGGTTATGTCAAACTTTATACAGAAAAGTGCATGAAATTTCAATAAAAAAACATGCAAAACTAAATGATGCAGCGCAACAAAATGTGTAATATAATACACAAACTAATAACCTAAAGGAGAAAACCATGTTTGATTTCACTAAACAAACCAAGCAGTTCGAGCAGTTGGCAGAGCGCATCAAGGAAGTAAACGATTTTTGGATCGACGCTTTTATTTCAAGCATCAAGCAGTTCACTAAGTAATAAAAAACCCCCACGTCTTAGGTGGGGGTTCAAAAAATGCCCTACTAATCAACACCAACGCCCAAACGAAGGAGGAAAAGCGCTGGTAAACAAATTATACACAAAAACTAAAAAACAATATATACTCCAGCCATACGTGAGCACCACACGCAACCAAAGGGGAATAGCATTTGTTTTTAGAACACCTAGTCACAGCATCTGCAGCAGACTTTGTACCGGACATCCTGCCCGACAAGACCCCTTTCACTGAATTAAATACCACCACACCAGCGCAAACGCTAAACGCCCAGAAGAAAACATCTGACTGGTTAGCCCAGTTTGACGACGATGACGAAGCAACGCTTACTAAAACCCAAGAAGAAAAAGTAACCGACACTTTCAACGCTTTAACCCGTGCAGACCCCAACGCAAAAAACAAATTACTACAGCTCGACCTGCCAGAAGAGATAAAAGCAGCTATTGGAATGGTGACGGCCTACCAGTGGAAGTTTGTTGAGCAGGCAGAAAACTTAAGAAGCCTTGCGGTATCGAAAATAGTAAAAGAAATTGAGCACCCCGACGCCCGTATCAGGCTTAAAGCATTGGAAATGCTAGGAAAAGTTACAGAAGTGGCGTTGTTCACCGACAGAGTCCAAGTAAAAACAGAAGAAATCAGTGACGAAGAGTTAGATAAACAGATCAAAGACAAACTTGAGCGGTACATGGGCGCTGTTGATGTAGTAGATGCCGATGTTAAGGATGTAGAGTAGTCGTGGATTTAGATTTTTTAACTCCCGAAGAAGCCTTGGCAGCACAAAAGGCACTCAAAGACATGAATAAAGCGCAAAAGATTGCATATCTGAATCTTTTGGAGAAGAAAGAAGAGCGCGGTAATTTAAAACTAGCGCAGACAAGCCCGATAGAGTTCGCAAAACGCGTATATCCTGGGTTTAAAGTAGGCCCGCACCATAGAAGGTTAGCTAAAATCTTCCAAGACGTAGTCGATGGTAAGAAAAAGCGGGTTATTATTAATATTGCACCACGTATGGGTAAGTCGGAGTTTTCTAGCTACCTGTTTCCCGCCTATTTTTTAGGCAACTTCCCACACAAGAAGATCATTATGGGAACCCATACGGCGTCTCTCTCCGAAGACTTTGGTCGACGGGTAAGGAACTTAATTGACTCAGAAGAATACAGAGAAATCTTCCCAGATACCGTTGTTGCGGCGGACCAGAAAGCGGCTGGGAAATGGAGTACAGGTGCTGGTGGTCAGTATTATGCTGCTGGTGTCGGAGGCGCTCTTGCCGGACGGGGTGCTGACTTATTTGTTATTGATGATCCACATTCCGAACAAGATATGAAGGCTAACAGCCGCCTAGCGTTTGACAATGCGTGGTCTTGGTTTCAAACAGGTCCGTTGCAACGTTTAATGCCAGGTGGTGCAATCATTGTGATCATGACTCGATGGAGTTTGTTAGATTTGACTGGGCGCTTGCTTGACTACCAGACCAAAAACCCAGAAACCATACCTTGGGAGATAGTCGAGCTGCCAGCTATCATGGACGCCGGTACGGAAAATGAGAAATCTTTGTGGCCTGCGCAGTGGAGCCTAGAAGCGTTAAAAAATACCCAGCAGTCCATTGACCCACGGTACTGGAACGCCCAGTACATGCAAAATCCCACTAGTGACATGAGCGCATTAGTTGGAAGAAAAGATTGGAAGATATGGGAAGACGATGATCCACCCAAGTGTGAGTACGTAATCCAGTCTTGGGATACGGCGTTCGAGACAAAGAACAACTCAGACTATTCTGCTTGCACAACCTGGGGTGTTTTCTACGATAACGAGGATAAACGCAACCCCAACATCATCTTGCTAGACGCTTTTAAAGACCGCATGACCTTTCCAGAGCTAAAGCAAATTGCACTCAAACACTACAAAGAGTGGACGCCAGATGCTTTCATTGTGGAGAAAAAGGCGGCGGGTGCGCCGTTGATACAAGAGCTGCGGTTGATTGGAATACCTGTACAAGAATTTTCTCCATCCAGAGGCAACGACAAGATGGTCAGATTGAACGCTGTAGCTGATCTGTTTACAAGTGGTAAAGTATGGGCACCAGATAC